TGTGAATTGTTCGTATATTCTATTAATGTTTGAGTTACATCTTACAAACGTTGCACACTTTGGCATATCTTTCAAACGTCTTGCACCAATATATGTTGCCGATGATCTAACTCCACCTAAAATATCTTGTACAGTTGCTTCTACTGGTCCACGATATGGCATAGAAATAAATCTTCCTTCATTTCCCCTATACCCATCTTTACGTTTACCATGCTTTTCTCTGGCACGGTCTGAGCTCATGCCATAAAATTCTACTTTACCATCTACTACTGGTTGCTCTGATTCGTCATGTCCTGCTAACATACCACCAATCATTACCATATGTGCTCCACCGCCAAATGCTTTTGCAATATCACCTGGATATACACAACCGCCGTCAGCCATAATATGTCCATCGACTCCGTTCGCCGCGTCGGCACATTCCATAATTGCTGAAAACTGTGGTACTCCTACACCCGTCATTGTTCTTGTAGTGCATACTGATCCTGGACCAATACCAATTTTAACAACATCAGCACCATTTATAATAAGTTCTTCTACCATTTCAGGTGTAACTACATTACCTGCTACAATAACTTTGTCAGGGTATTCATTTCTAATTTTTTTAATAAAGTCTATAAAGTTTTCGTGATATGCATTGGCAACATCTACAGTAATCATTTTAACATCAGGAAACATAGTTAAAACTTCCTTCATCATTTTATAGTCAGGTGCATCAGGATCCCACATTATATTTGTTCCTGTACATACACTCACACTTTGCATTCTTAAACCTGTGCCAGCCGCCGCTTTCCATTGTTCCGGAGTTGTTGACTTTGTAATAACTGTCATCATTTTATGTTGTTGTAAAACTTTTGCCATACTAAATGTTCCAACTCCATCCATATTACTTGCAAATATAGGACAGAAGTCCATAACTTTTCCAGAGTTCCTAAATTCAAATTTTCTACTCATTTGTACATCTCGTCTACTTGATAGTGTAGAACGTTTTGGTTGCAATAGTACATCTTCAAAATTTAATTTTAACTCTTCTTTCAGTCTCATTTGATAACCTCTATCCTTGGTGATAAGTGTTTAGGTGTAAACCCTAATTTCTTTAGTTGTGTTATATCGGCTAGTGTGTCGTGTCTTTCATTTGGAGTATATATCTTAACTGGTAAATTTGGTGCAAGGTCTCTTACTCTTACACTATTTCCAGTACCAATATCAATAACTCCTATCATTTCTGGATTATACACTAATAATTGTATTGCATCTAATACATCTTCCATATGTATAAAATCTCTAGTATGATTTGTAACATATTCTAATGTACCTTTTTGTAACTTGTCAAAAAACATATCTTTCCTAGGTATGTCTGAATAAACTGTATGTAGTCTCATTCCTAAAGTAAAAGGATAACAAGAAGCCAAATATTCTAAACAATGTTTAGATGCCGCATACGGATTTAAATGTGGTTCGTATTGCGAACTAGAACTTGCATATAATATTCTTTTACCTTTATATCTTTCAAATAAACGTTTACTTGCTTCTATATTATTTGTCCAATAACCTGCAGGATCATTTAAACTCTGTCTTACTCCGCTTTTACCTGCTAAATGTATTACAAAGTCTACTTCTATAGGTAATTCGCAAGTAAGTAAATCATTACCGTCTTGTAAATCGATTCCAATAACATTAAATTTTAAGTCTTGTAATCTTTTATATAATTGAGTTCCTATAAAACCTTTGTGTCCTGTAAGTAGTACATTCATTTAGTTACCTTAAAATGTTCATATGATTGCTGAACGCATTTTGCTTGATAATAGCAATCTGCTAAGGCATTATGAGCATCCGTTCTTATTGCTTTTCTAGGATCAGATGGCATCATCGAAAATAATGTTCTACTATCTCTAACTTGCCAAAAGTTCCAAGGCAAAGGTTGTTTCATTTGCCTATATAAATTTTCTAATATGACCATATCAAATGCAGGTCCTTGACACCATATCTCATCGCACCCAATAAGCCATTTATTAAGTTGTGCTAAAGAATCAGAAACATTAGTTCTTCCTTCTTCTCCCAATGCTTCATCTTGTACTGCTTTAGATTGTTTACCCCACCATTCTACGGTTCCATTGTCTACACTTCGATTCATACTTGTTTGTTCGTCTACATTAAGACGTAAGTACAAACCTTTTGCAGGTTCTTCTTTATTATATGGATTAAATTTTATACCGCCTAGTGTAAGTACTACACAATCGGGTTGAGTGCCTAGTGTTTCTAGGTCAATCATTGCGTGTGTTGACATATTGCCCCTATTTGTCTTCTTCGATCCTAACTTCTAACGGATAGCCGTCGTTTCTAGCCGCCAGTGTAACTTCAATTCCTTTTTGCTCTGCCATCTCATATGGCATAGTTGCTACTACGCAACTTCCATTCTCATGAATATCAACAACAATCTTTTTTGCACCTTCTTCATCATATTCAAAGAAGTCAACAAGACATTGAATAACAAATTCCATTGTTGTAATGTCATCATTTAACATAATGACTTTCCATAAATTTGGTTCTTTTAATTCCACTTTAGTTACTGGCTTTACTATCGTTGCATTATCTGTATCTGTCATTGCCCTTATTTCTTTTGATATTCTTGATGAGGAAAATCATAATATTCAAGTTTAGTCTTATCTGTACTTCTACCTTTATTAGACTTAAATTCGCCCATTTGTTGTACACCTGTTACTTTCTGTTTTTCGCCCATCGAGTTTAATTGTTCTCTGTTTTCTTCATTTAGTGTTATAGTATACAACCTTGTACCCTCTTTGTCAAGTACTAAAAGTTCAATAGAATTGGCAGTTTCTCCATGCCATAAATATCGCCATTCTCCCTCAGGTAGCGACGGATATGCTCTTCCAAACACTTTTTCAATATCTACAGTTAAAAGTCCTAAAGCACCAAAACTTAAAGGAAGTAATACTAGTGCTATTTTCCAGTTAACTCTAAGCCATACTGCTATACAAAGTACTAGTACTAAAAAGGGCCAACCTATAATATGGTAAATCCATGTATCAAACCAATCTAAATTAAACATTATCTACTAGCCTCATTTCCATTAACTATATTACCTTCTCCTAATTGTACTGAGTTAACTTTATTCCATTCAACAACTGCACCATTAAAGTCCCAGTCAACATCTAATACTTTATTTTTTTCGCCTGCTTTAATACGAACTATAGGCTCTTCTTGTCCTTTAAATTTTAGTGTAACAGTTCTACTTCCGTATTTTCTAAAATTCTTAATAGTCATAAATTCAACTGTTATATCATCTGGCTCTACTTGATCGTGCATACTATATAAATGAACACTGACTTCATAAGACCCTGGAAAGAATTGTGTGATGTGTACAACTTCTTGATTCTTTACATAACCGGGAGCATCACCAGTTTTACCTAAATCATCTTTTTCCAAATGCATACCTTTAATAGTTTTATTTGTAAAACTTAATATTTTTCCATTTGGATCTCTAACCCAGACATCTACATCAAAGTCACTCTCATTGGACCAGTTAATTACTATTAAAGCCTGATCAGGTGGATCAACTTTTCCATCATCTGCTATTGGATTAATTAAAATGTATGCAATAAAGAATAGGAATACAAATCCTACTAGCATATTAAACAGTAAGTCTATAAATCCAAATGTGGTTAAGTATCTACGATGCTTATTCTTTTGCATTATGCGACTCCACTAACATTAATTGTACTTTTAAATGTAAACTACTGATAAGTCCAACTAAGGTTGTGGTAAGGGCCGTACTCATTCCTGTCGCCATTTGATCTAGCGAAGCCGTTAATGAATCTATATTTGAAACATCTATGTCTGCAAATGCTGAGTAAAGCATTAATAAGAACCCACTCACTGTTCCAATTAGTCCTAGTGTGACTAAACTTTCAGAAGTAAACCAAAGTAACTCTTCGTTTACTGATTTTGGTTTATAAATTTTGTATAGTACAAAAATTGATGATATCGCCCACACGGCTATAATAATAAAACTGATTTTTGTTTGGTCTGAAAGCCAAAGTGCGTTCCATAAGTTAAACATATGTATAACGAAGAAACTAAAGGTTGTACAAGTAAATATTGCAACCCATTTATAAAGTAAATTACGATCCATTTTCTTTTCCTGTATGAGTTGTTATTTGCATCACTCAGTTGTATTTATAAGTCAAAGGTGAGTATGTTATATTATAGTTTTTAGGAGAGAGATAGTGGTCATAGACTACTACAACCACTATCGTTAAAATTAAGATTACTTAATTTGAATTGTTTTTGGCTTTTTGGCTTCAGGGATAATTTTTTCCAAAGCAACTGTAAGTAAGCCGTCTTTTAATTCAGCGCCATTAACTACCATGTCTTCTGCGATAGTAAATGTTCTAACGAATTGACGTTTTGAAATTCCTTTGTGGATTACTCCTGGATCTTTCTCCTGTCCTTCATCTGATTTAACTGATTTAATGGTTAGTTCACCGTCTGCAGTTTTAACTTCGATGTCGTCTTTACCAAAGCCTGCTAGTGCAACCTCTATATCGTAAGTATAATCACCTGTCTTAACGATATTATATGGTGGATAATTAACCGTATTACTTGATTGATAGTCGTACATTCTTTCGAATTGATCGAACATATCATCAAAGCCCACAGAAAATGGACGTAATTGGTTAAAAAATGATAGATTTGTTTTGTAGTTTGTCATGCTATAACTCCTTTGTATTAAGCAAGTTTATAAATGCAACCCTATATAGGCGTTGCGATAATATATACATTAGAACCATTTCTAATGCATACTGTATTATATAGTTATTTATCTGTAAAAGTCAAGTACTTTAGATAGAAAACCAGGGATAATATGGTAGTTTAAGCAGTCAAAGACGTCGTTTAACGGTACTTTGTTTAAAAGTACGGCACAATGTTAGCCTCTTTTTTCTGCTTCACGTTGTAATTTCTTCCAACGTTTAATTCCTTGTTTTTTCTTCTCTCTTTTGATTTCAGACGGTTTTTGATAATATTGCTTATCTCTTAATGTTTGCAATAATCCATCATTCGCAACTCTCTTTTTAAGTTTACGAAGTGCTTTAGTTAATGCTTCAGGTGTATCACCATTTACATGAACTGTTAACCCGTGATCTCTAGGTCTATCTTCCCATCTTTTTTTATGTTCAAAGTTTCCTTTGAAATTGTTGTTACTTCTTGGTTTTTGATTATATCCCAATTTGCCCTCCATTGTAACTGTCGGTTTGTTTAAGTAGTGAAGCCACAACGTTAATCCCATAATTAGGATTAATCACTTTGTGTGCTTCAATATTGTGGTATACATTAGGGCGGGACAGTATCCACCCCAAGTATACTTTATTCAATTCTGAAGTTTGGTCTAAGAATGTAAAATGACTAGAATTTACTGTATTTGCAATCCAATCAAAATCAGTATCATTTTTAGTAATACAATGAACACTTATTCTACGTTCATCTCTATCCAATAAATCTAATATGTTATCTACGAGAGGAGTATCGCCTACTAAACATATTTTATAATCACTATTGTGATCATAGTCTGGACTTGTTACTATTGTTATCTTGTCGTTAATCATTCTCTCCCATTAGATAAAAAATCTGTCATTTGTGATTTCTCAGAATCTGACATATCTTCTAGTTCAATTTCTCCACTAGCAACTTTTTCAACTAGTAGTCTAACATAGTCTTCTGTTAAATGACTGTTAGTACCTTCTTTATCTACTTCAATCCATTTTTTACCATTCCATTTAAATAATGTATGTGGAAAAACATCTGTTTTAGTAAACAGTTGACCATTCACTGCATCTGGTGGAAATTTACTTCCGTAAGTAGCCGGTGGAACATCATTATCGTCATCTGCTTTAGGTTTTAAAATATCAGGAGTAGTAGAATTTTCTACTAACTTATATTTTGCATTTAGACGTTCGATTGCGGCATCTCTAGCCTTAATCTGTGTTTCCATATCTTTACTTTGTTTTTCTACTTCCGCTTTTGCTTTTTCTACTTCCAATTTTTCTAATGCTATCTTTTCCTTTTCCGATAGTGCCGCTTTTATCTTTGTTTCGTCTTCCACTAGTTTTTCTACTTCCACTAACTTCTCTACGATTTCGGGCTCTTTCGCTTCTAAGGACTTTACCGTTTCTTTCAATTTAGCAACACTTTCTTCTTTACTAGAAACTTTTGCTTTTAAATTGTCTGTAATCTGTGTATGTGATGCATCTTTATCTTCGATTAATTTCATTAAACGTTGTTCTAGTGCAACTTTATCTTTAATAGTTTTATCTATTGTTTTTTGTAACTTGGCAATGTCTTTATCTTTAGCATTGTTACTTTCCTGAAGTGCATCCATCTTTTCTTCTAATTGATGTAACAATCCAGTATAGTCGTCAATTTTCATTTTTAACTCCTCTATCTTTTGTTGTTTTGCTTCAGGACGGTGTTGGTATTCTTTTTCTTCTCGCAACCATCTTAATTGCATGGTACCTGCCAATACTAGCATAATTGCTAGTGGATCAAATACTATAACAATAATAATAATTACCCAACGTACTGCCGCCTCAAGTAAATTTCTGTCTGCTTCTTCACCATAAATGAATTCTGCAATATACTTAATAGGGCCAACTTCTGCTTCAAGTTTTCTATACTCTTTTTCATAATCAAATTTTTGACTACGCCATGCTTCTAGTTTAACTTGTTCCTTATCTATAAAGTTTTCTAATTCTGTTATTCTAGAATCAATATCTTCTGTTTTAACGTTTGCTTGGTCTCTTAGAGATTGTATTCTATCTTGTATTGCATCTACGTCATTTGCATATTTGTCATCGATTGCTTTTAATTCGTTAGCAAGTCTTGTTTGGATTGCAATGATTTCTTTCTGCACTTTAGATGCTACTGAAATTTCGTTTTGTTTGGCACGTTCGACTGCCTTGTCGTACTTTGTTCCGCCACCTAAACTACCTTCAAATCGGTCTTTGGCGGCTTTAATATCTGCTTCTTTTCTTTCTTTTGCTTGTTCTAATCTATTGTTTTGAATCTCTATAGACTTGTCAGCATCTGCTCGTTTTTTATCTTTTTCTGCTTCAATACGAACATATAACTCATTCAAAACTATTTGCTCTTTAGAAACTAGATTATCTACTCTAGTACTGTCACCTGTATTTAGGTTATTAATTTCCGTACGCCATCTATCAACCTTACCATCACTACGACTAATATTTGCTTCTACGGATTGTATTATTGCTACTTGATCTTCTCCAAGTGCAGTTTGTTCAATATGACTTTTAGATAAAAATCCAAAGATACCCATACTAGTAATAAACATGAGTATAATGACTGCCATACTTAGGTACCAGCGAGTGAACGCAGGCGCCTTTTTCCAATAATGGTGTAACCAGACTGTGGCGGTTATTTTACCTACCTCAAGAACTGCACCCATTAAAATAATAGGAAAAACTGCCGCCGCAAAGATGGCTGTTAATCCTACTATACTATACCACGCCGCTATGGAACTTATGCTTAAGGCGACTAATAATGTTAATAATGCAAAGAACATACTGTATTTATTGTTTCCAGTTATATAATTTTTCAAAATGCTGTCTTAGTTTCACTGCATCTCCTCCTTGTGTCTTAAATGACTCTATAAAAGTTTCTATCAATTTTGCCGCCAAAAGTCTATATTTTGGTAAGGCGTCTTGCTGAAGTTTTTGTATCGATTGTTGTGGCATTGTTTGTATTATTACATCTACAGGTATGTGATCTATCCAACTACCTGCTTTACACATATCATTTTGTATTTGGTGTAATTCCTGTGTAGGCATAAATGCAGGTAACATTCTACGTGATTCGTCGACTAGAATACACATCAACGTTCCAAAGTAATTTTCTTTAAATATTTGTTTTTGCATTATTTCATAAATGTATGATTGCCTAATATACCAATGTATTTCTTCTTATCAGCCCAACTAGGATAAACTAAATTATGTGCATAGTAAAAAACTGCACCTAGTGTATTATCTGTAACTTCGTACGAACCGTTTCCAGTAACTATAATTGCAATTTGTACTGCTTCTCTCCATGCTCTTGCATTACCTTCTATAGTTTGTCCTGTTAATTCTTTATTTGCCCAAATAACATCTTTGTTACCATCACAAAACCAACTAAACTGACATCTGTGCTTTCTTGGGTAATAAACTCTATCTTTGTCAGCCAAGTTTTTATGTTGTTTTGTTTTCCAACTTTCTCTTACTGGACCATCTGTTACAACACCACAAAATGTATCGGGCCATCTTTTATCTTCAACCCTATTACGAGTAACATTTGCTACTGCGGCTTTACCTGAATAAGATTCTGCTCTTGCTTCAAAGTAAATGTTTTCTGCTAAACACTGGATTTCTGGGTGTTTAGAATTTGGAACATTTTCGTTATTAAGCTCGTTCCATAAAATATGTTTGGCTTGAGTTGTTAAATGTGCACCAGTTGTAGCCTGTGCATTTGTTGATATTAACACTATAATACCTGTTATAATTATTAGTCCTAGTTTACGCATAGATATCTCCTTATCTTTGTTTTAACTTACTCTTTCATTATAGCATCTTATAGGTATCTGTCAACCGGTTAATTATCCCCTATTTTTAAGGCTTTCTAGGTAAATTTCTAGTAATTTTGCCCATGTATCGTCAAAGTTAGCACTTATGCCCAAGTTATTATCCCTTACTAGTGTAGAATCGCAACCAAAATGTTGTATTTCCGCACCTGAGTGTTGTAAAAACGTCCCGTAAAAGTTGTGTCCTATTAAGTAAGATTTTGCTTTTACTTCGTTTTCCTTATAATATTCGTCAAATAACTGTATGTGCTTTTGTAATGACTCTGAATTGTAATCTTTTATAAAATGTGAAGTTGGTCCTGCATATAACCAATCATTTGTGTGTAATAATCCATGTTTCTCAGGTTGTACTCCTGTGAATACATAACTTTGTGTTTCATATGCTTTAGTAACAAAGTCCTGGAAGAAATTTGTGTTTCTAATGGCGCAATCCCAACGAGCATGAAGTATTACATCTGCATCTTGTATTGTATTTTTGTATAATTTTAAAATCTTGTTTAACATGATTAACCTACCAAAATAGTAATCAAATCTAACAGTTGTTTTTAAATGTGTTTCGTAAGGATTATTTAAATATTCTTTTAATTCATCAGAACATAAATGTTCATTTTCTAATACTTCGTCTTCTGTAACTGAAGTTTCTTTAAATTTAGGTAAATGTAAATTATCTGTTTTCCATATACTACTAAAAAATTGTATATCGTATGTAGAGTTATCTACTAAATTTTGCCACCATCTTAAACAGAAGTCCAAGTGCCGTGGGTCGCCTGTAAGTATAATAGCAACTTTCTTCATTAAAGAGTAACAACGCCTGCTTTAACTAGCCTTGTTCTATTTTTCATATGTTGTTTTGTAATAGCATCTTTAGAACCGCCAGAATATGCTACAGCATATCCCTCTTTAATAAGTATCGCAGTGCATCGCTTATCTTCAACGATGAAGTCTCCAAGAATTCTCCCAAACTTTCCTTTTTTATCTTCACCGCTTCGGTCAATCTCTGTTTTGAGAGTTTGGATTGATCCAACTGGTAGTAAGTCTTTAAGTCTTTGCTTTGATGCAAGTCCGAATTTTTTTTCAACTTTATCTCTTGTTCTAGATTCTGGTGTGTCTATTCCCATCATGCGAACACGTTCTTTGTGCATCCACATTCCGAAACCTAAGTCAATATCAACGTCAACTGTGTCTCCGTCAACTACTCTTAATATTTTACATTTATACTCGTACATTTTTTATTTTCCTTGACCCTTATATTTTTTATAAGATCGTTTTTTACTTTTATTCATAGAACTAAACTTTGTTCTACTATGATTATTTCCAATACTTGTTTTCTTTGGTTGTGTCTCATGGGCTTCATGCCCCTTGTATAATTTCATAACCCTCCTGGGTTAGTTGGTTGATTATATGCTAATATTTAGTTGTTTTAGTCTTGGGATAATATATTGTTCAACCCAATCTTTATGTGCTTGTTCTGGCGGATGGTATGCAATCCAGTCGTAACCTCCGTCATTTGTAAACTGCCAAAATCCGCCATAGTCTTTATGAAATATCCATTTACTCCAGTCAACTTGTTCCATTAATGTTTTAATAAATTTACGTTCTTTGTCAGTTTGTAATTTTTGTTCAAATGACAATATCGGTTCTCTATCAATTGACGAGTCGTACTTAACCCTATTTGCACCTTTGCCATCTTCAGCTCTACCAATTCCATATGCTTTATCCATATCCCAATCTCCATAACGCATATCTCCCATATGTGTCATTATAAGTGGAATATTTCTAACTCTACAAGTTTGTTGTACTAGTAGAATATATTCTAGTGTTTTTGCAAGTTGATTAAAATCTGTATAAAAATATTTTAAGTAATTCTCTTTAGGTCCTGTGTAACTTGCACCTTCTGATTTGTATGCATTATATTCAGGCATATACCAGTCATAACGTTCAACAGTACTCCACATAACAATTACTGCGTTACACTCGTGGCTTATATTCTCTAGAATAGTACGGGCAATTAATCTATTACCTGCTCCACCTATTGCTACATTTTTAGAATTTGGTATAAAATCGGGCCAGTGTTTATAATCAACATCTACCCCGAGTTCATTTTTGTGTGATCCAATTGTATAACTACAACCACTACATAATATCATTGATTACCTCTTATTATAGTAGTACTTATCTTTATGGATTAGCCGGATTTAAATCTAGATGTTTTCCCCATTCAGCATAGTAATGACGCATACCAACTTCATCGTGTATTGTGCTATTTTCATGTCTACCATGTAGTATGTTTCTACGTTCAGTACCTGGTGCCATAGATGCACCTTGTCCTGTTACACCTAATAAATCTTCATGTAGGTTACGCCCAAAAGGTCCCCAAATAGTATTATGATGTTTAATACGAGTTTGTCTTTCTTCTGGTGTGTCTTTTCTTAATCCATATCCTCTAAACTCTATAAGAACCTTGTTTGGTCCAAGAGGTGTAACACTATCTGACCGATAAGCACTACCACGTAAATTAAAGTTAAAGCCTGGAAACAAATCTACCATGTACCATTGGTTCGGTGGTAAGTTAGGAAAACTTAACTCTCCTCTGTCACCTTCTTTGTCAAATTCAGTATAGTTAACAGTAAAACTACTTACGTTAACGTGTCCGTTATCAAAGGGAATATTCTTTCTAGCAAAATACTCATCATTGAAACCGGTTACTCTATTAAAGTAATGCATAAAGTCATGATAGAATTCACTATTTGTATCATGCCATAGTTTATAGTTAGTAGGAATAACTGCTTTATGATAATGGAAGATTTCTAGTTCTTCTGTATCAATTGCTTCAGCAATACAATCGAATGCTCCTGCCGTCCATTGTTCTACATCCATTGTAGGGTTAGGATCTAATGTTACCCATACCATACCTCCATGTTTAACTTCACAGTATAAAGGTGTTTCACTTGTTACAATAGGTGCTTGTAATGTTCCCGTAGGTGCCCAACTACCGTAATTACGATATGCTTTGACTTCATTACCTGTATTATAAACAATAATATTATATCCAGCAATTTGTGATGTGCGATAATCTAACTTATTATACATTTCGCTAATATGGCATACTGGTACCCATACTTTACTAAAAATGTGTTCAATTTCTTCTTCAAATATCTTTTGACTAGAATATATTTCACTGCTTACATATTCTACGTTAGGTTCTTTTATCCAATTTTTATGATTACGCGGTGGCATGATAATTCTCCTCTGCCTTTAGTGGTACTATTTAACAAAAAAAAAGCCTACGGGTTAGGTAGGCTTTTAATTTTTTAGTAAAATCGTTTCTTGTTATCGTTGGATCTTGTTACTTGTTTCTTGTTTCTTTTGTCATGTATCTTGTGTTTGTTCGTCACGTCCACTGAAACGTGTGCAATTAGAATTTGTATCACTACCAGTGCGGTTGTAGTTATATTGTCACCCATATCTAAATTGATACAGTGCAACGATTTCTGTTGCCAGGTACGTTGCCAACCCCGATAGATTAAGCCGCTAGGGCTAAATCCTCATTTGCGAACATAGTGTTTGCATTTAAAAGTTTGCTTGATTTACGGTCATCGCCTACCGAGAACTCCACCGATCCTAGTTGTTACCTGTCGATCCTGTTCATCCCCATTCTGTTTATCCGATAAGAACCAACGTTGGTGTACCAGATATTAAACTAATAAGAAGACTTGCTATACCCCATAATAGAATGGTATAACCTACCCACCAGTACCATTTTTTACCCTTTAAAAAATTACGGGTAGCCTTTTTTGTACCTAACGGGTCTTGTCTTCCTGCCCAAGCAAAAGTTTTATCGCTAAAACTAAAAGGAGGGACTTTCCATAATACTACTGGAATCATCAGATAAAATATAAACACTGGATAGTCGTCGGACGGCTCAGAATGACCTGCCCAAATACCAATTGCTAATACTATTAGCAAAAACCAGCCTATGTTCTTCTTCATAAATTCCATTACACTTCCTTTTATTGGTGGAGATGCCGGGAATCGCACCCGGGTCCAGTCTAACGTTCAAATTGCTTCAACGTTCTATATATATTTATATACTAAAAGGTTGACAATGTCAACCAAATAAGGTACAAATAAAGTACTACTTTTATAAAAAGATGATAAGTATTCTGTAAAAAGACTAATAAGATTAATCAGGGGCAAAAAAATGGCGAAGATGAGAACTTACACGTTCATCGATGGCGAAGAAACAAAGACAATCGAATCTATGTCTTATAGAAAAGCAGTAAAATCTTTTCAAGGCGGTACAGAGAGTAAGGCTGTTAGAGTTGAATGGGAAGCCAAAAAGGGCGGAATATACGAAATAACACAAAAATTACCGTTAGGTAGAAAAATAAGACAAGCGGCAATAATAGAAGCAAAGAAGAAAGCCGCAAGAGCAAAGATTGGAAAATAAACGACGTGACAGTACAAACTAACCCACTATTAAGACCAATAGTAAGAGCAATAGTAAGACTGCGTATGTTTTATGCTGATTGTAGAGGTCATCATGGTATGAAATGGAACTATGAGCCAAGTAAAAACTACATGGGTATGAAGAAAAAACGCAAGTCCTAGTAAGGATTTAAAATGGCAGGAATCAAACAACGTGGTATCATCTCTGTGCATAACAAGAAGATGAGAAAAGATGCTAACGGTGAACTACACGAAGTAAAGCCCGTAAAATATTACGGTCCTAATGCAAACGGAAGAATGTGTGGTGCTATTAACGGAGAATTAATTCTCGGTAAAGATGGCAACCCATTACCATTCGGACAATGTTAAGGATTTTATGGAACTTGTACATAAGCATATTATCATTAGGGCAGAAGTTGTTAACCCGCCACTTGAAGAAGGAAGTACTTCTCAAAGTGTAAAAGAATTAATTGAACGTATAGGTATGAAAATACTTATGGGTCCATATGCCAAATACTGCAATATGCAAGGCAATAGAGGACTTACTGTTGCAACAATAATTGAAACTTCACATATAGTATTACATTCATGGGACGAATCTAGTCCTGCTAATCTACAACTAGACGTATATACTTGTGGAGAGTTTGATCCACAGATTGTATTTGATTGGTTAAAACAATATAATCCTGTTAAAGTAGATTACAAATATTTGGATAGAGAAAACGGTTTAACCGAAATAGAAATCCAACCATCAACCTTACATATAGCAGTTTAATCAAATAATGGCAGAGTAGCTCAGTTGGTTAGAGCGCCGGACTCATAAGCCGGAGGTCGTTGGTTCGATCCCAGCCTCTGCTACCATCAGTCACAAAAAAAGGCCCCATATTTCTATAGGGCCTTTAATTAAATTATTTTAAAATAATTATGCTACTACTCTACGTCTTGGAATAGAGTAAGTTGCCGCTGGTCTTCCAACGGATCCTGAATCTGATGCAGTTGCTTTTACATTAAAGCCTGCTTCTCTTAATTCAGTTAACCTTGCACCTGGAGATGCGATACCTAAGTCTGACCTTAGATCATCAGCAGTAAACGTTGAACCGTTACCCCAATAGTTTGCTAGGATTTGTTGATTTTGAGTTCCTTCTTTAAAGAACTTTGTTCCGATTGCTTTAGTCATCATGTTAACTCCTTTTCTATTAATAAATGTTAATGTTAACTAACTTTATTAATATAGCACGTTTTCGCACTAAATGTCAACCTTTTTCTTAAAAACGTTGTAAATTAAGTAATTATCTTAGGTTTTTCAGGTGTAATGAGCTTACTTGACAGTTGTTTTGTTACTTGTTCGTAACTATCAGCCATTTCTTTCTTAGGTTTTGCTACCATTGTGACTGCACTCTTAAATATAACGATTTTCTCGTTTTCCCAATCAACACTAATAAACATAGGAGCCATTGCTGGTCCTTGTTTTTGCATGATAAAAGCAAATGGTTTTTCTACCATAAACTTATCTGTGTGTTCTTCTGTAACTTTTGTGATAACTTCTTCGCCAGTAATTAACTTGAATGTAATTACTTGGTCTTTTAGCCCTTGTTCTTGTAACATAATTTATCCTATTGATTCACCTGTGCCATTATAGCCGGTATTGTCGATGTATTCTAGTAATTGTTCATATCCACCAACTTTTGTTGAGAATACTTTTATTTGTGGAAATGTTCTAGCACCTGGAAATTCTTCCATGACTTGTTCTCTTTGGAAGTCGACACCAAGTTGTTTGTAAACATACTTGTATCCTCTATTCTCGCAAAGTGCTTTTGCTTTGTTGCAAGAAGGACACATTGGTTTCCCCCATATTTCGATCATAAACTAAATCCTTTAAATGTTTCTGTATCTACGTCTTGTTTTGTTCCACCAGTAACATAAGAACTAATTTCAGTTTCTTGCGGTGCAACTTGTACTTCTGCTCCACTAATCCAATTTTGTGTCCAAGGTAAAGGATTAGATCCTCCTTTATAAGGACTTGTTAAACCAACTGCTAACATACGTTTGTGAGCAGTCCATTCTACATAGTCTTTTAATAGTTGAGCATTAAGACCAATCATAGATCCGTCTTTAAATAAGTATTCAGCCCAATCACATTCTTGCTTAACTGCATCAGCAAACATCTGTTCACATTCTGCTTTTGTTTCTTTTTGGATTTTAGCAAAGTCTTTATCGTCTTTTGGTAATAGTTTAATCATCTGTTGTGTAGATGCCAAATGTACATTTTCATCTCTACAAATAAATTTAATAATTTTAGCATTACCTTCCATTTTTTTCAGTTCAGCGAATGCCCAACTACAAGCAAATGAAACATAAAAACGAATTCCTTCTAATATATTAACACTATTAATTGTTAACCAAAGTTTTCTCTTTAAGTCGTATAAGTCAACTTCAACTTTTTTACCGTTAATAGTATGTGTTCCTTCTCCCATTAGTTGAAATGCTAAACTTGTTTGAATAAGGTCATCATAGTTCTTACTAATGTCGTCTGAACAATCTGTAATTTCTTTTATATCTAACATTTCGTCAAATATTTTACTTGGGTCTGGATATACATTTCTAATAATATGTGTGTAACTTCTACTATGTATTGTTTCACTAAATGTCCATGTTTGTACCCATGCTTCTAATTCTGGTATACTAATTAAAGGACCAAATGCTTCTGTTGGTGCTCTTCCTTGTACACTATCTAATAAAATCTGTCTTTTTAAGTTAGCAGTAAAAATATGTTGTTCATGTGCTGTCAAGTCTTTAAAGTCTTTGTTGTCTTTGCCAATATCAACTTCTTCTGGTCTCCAAAAGAATCCTAACTGCTTATCTGTTAACTTATCAAATGCTTTATACTTAACTGCATCGTATCTTTGAATATTCACACCGCCACTAGGGTCTAAAAATGCTTTGCTTTCTAGATGGTTTTTTTTGGTACTATTAAATACACTCATTGCTTTTTTCCTATCTCTTTCTCTATCTTTATATCACACACGAATCGCAATCAGCGTCTTCAATGTCATCTAGTAAGTTTACTTCTTTATCTTCGACGTTAAACTTGTCTACGTCGATCTCGCCTTGTCCATCATAAGTGTTAAAGTAGTAAAGTTGTTTACCACCAAACTTATAAAACATAATTAAATGTTGTAACATCACACTCATAGGAATTTTTTCATCTTCGTAGTGTGTTGGATTATAACTTGTATTAACACTAATACCTTGGTCTATATACTTTTGCAATACAGCCATAATCTTTAAATAACCTTCGGGAGACTTTTGTGTCCATAACATCTCGTATTTGTTCTTTAATCTACGAAACTCAGGTACAACTTGTCGTAAAACACCGTCTTTGCTCTGCTTAACACTTACATATGCACGAGGTGGTTCAATTCCGTTGGTACTGTTACTTATCTGTGCAGACGTTTCTGCTGGCATTAAAGCCATTAAAGTTGAATTTCTAATACCTGTTTTTTGCAGTTGTTTTCTTAAACTAGTCCATGCCATACGTTCTTTATGTGGTACTAATTCGTCTACATCAGACTTATATGTTTGATTAGGAGTAATGCCAGCACCGTATTTTGTTTCAGTAGTACCTGGACAAGCACCTTGTTCAACTGCCAAATCTGCACTTGCTTTAATTAAGTAATAACTCCATGCTTCTGCATATCTATCAATTAAGTCTAAATTAGGATTTGTATAAGTCATATCGTTCTTAGCCATCCAATATGCTAAATTAATAATACCAACTCCTAAAGGTCGTCTTTTAACTGTACTATTTTCAGCCGCTTTAACAGGATAATTCTGATAAGTTAATAATGCATCTAATCCACGAACTGCAAGTTCGCAAGGTTTTTCAAAATCTTGTGGTTCTTTAACACTGCCCCAATTAATAGCACTTAATGTACATAATGCAATTTCTCCCTCTTCATCATCAAACGAATCTAAAGGTCTTGTAGGTAAGTTAATTTCACAACATAAATTACTTTGTTTTATTGGTGCTTTTTCTGAGATAAAAGAACTATGATCATTTGCATGGTCAACATTCATTAAATAAATTCTACCTGTGTTTTTACGTTCTTCCATAAAAGAACTAAACAATTCACTTGCACGAATAGTTTTCTTTCTAATTTTTGTATTACGTTCTGCACGTTCATACAATTCTTTAAATTTATCTTGGTCTGAAAAGAATGCTTCATACAAACCTGGTACATCTTGAGGCGAGAAAAGAGTTATATTATCATTAGACAATAACCTTTCGTACATCAATTTATTAAACTGAACTCCATAGTCCATATGTCTAACTCTGTTTTCTTCAGTACCTTTATTATTCTTTAGCACTAACATATCTTCTATTTCTAAATGCCATATTGGGTAATATAATGTTGCCGCACCGTTGCGAACACCGCCTTGAGAACAAGAACGTGTTGCCGCCTGAAACATTTTATAAAAAGGGATAACACCTGTATGATATGCATCACCATTTCTAATAGGACTTCCTAATGCACGAATACTTCCTGCACCAATACCAATACCTGCCTTTTGTGAAACATATTTTACAATACTACTTGTTGTAGCATTAATACTATCTAAACTATCTCCTGTTTCTACTAGAACGCAAGAAGAAAATTGTCTTTGTGGTGTACGAACTCCTGCCATAACAGGTGTAGGTAAACTTATTTGAAATGTGCTAATTGCATCATAATAATCTTTAACATATTTCATTCTCGTTTCTATAGGATATTTACTAAACAATGTAGCCGCAATTAAAAGATATGCAACTTGAGGAGTTTCAAACATCTGTTTTGTTACTCTATTTTGTACTAAATATTTTCCACGCCATTGTTCCATTGCCGCATATGTCATACCTTCATCACGTTCATGATTAACTAATGTATCAAATTGTGCAAACTCTTCTTCTGTGTAAAGGTTTAAAATTTCTGGATCATAAAATCCAAGTTTAATGTTGTTTTTTACAACGTCTAAAATTTTCCATGGCTCAAATGTGTTATAAACTTGTTTTCTTAAATGGTAATTAATTAGCCTACCTGCTACCCACTGATAATTTGGAGTATCTTCGCTAATAAGATCTGCCGCACTTTTAATAAGTGTCTCTTGTATTTCTATTGATGTTATTCCGCTATAAAACGAAAGGTGGGATTTTATTTCGACTTCACTAGCACTTACGCCAGTTATATTTTCACAAGCATAAAAGACGACCTTGTGCATTTTTTCTAAATCTAAATCTTCTTTACTGCCATCTCTTTTTGTTACTTGAATCTGTGTCATTTGATGCCTTGCTATTATTATAGATACTTCTGTGCATTTAAGTCCTTTACTGTAAAGACCGATTGCGTTGATAAATCTTTTGGTATCGATGTAGTATTTAATACTTCTCGATAGTTTATATTAAGAGCATATTTTGTTATATGCACTGCATTAACGAAATTTGCTTCATGTTTATATATTACTATCTTTAGGGTACTATTGTCAAGTATTTCCGATAAAAAAATAGTATAAAATATACCTAATGCAACTGCTACGTCGCAATAGTGATTATTGTCTAGTAATGTCCAGGGATCAGGCCAATCTTTACAATCTGCATAATCCAAGTAACCGTTGGTTGTAGGACATTTTCCCCATAAGTCAACAATTTCTTGTAGGGCTTTTTCTGGTTCCATATCTTTTAGTCCGACACGGAAGTTTCTCCAGAAATGAATTCTGTCTTCTGGTTTTAAGTCAAACATTTAATTATGCAAATTTAGTTATGCGATATTTTAATGTTGCGTTATTGCCTGTGGATGTAGTTGTGTACTGAACTGTACCATCTGTGGATAAAATAGTAAACCCAACACCTGCGTCAGAGTTTTCAGTGTAATCCTGCTCTAATGAATATCCAGAAGTATTATTACCTGCAACTGTTAAAGTTCCAACTCTTCTAGACGTTCCTCTTTCAATAACAAAATCAACTGTTGCATTAATTAATGTAGAGGAATCAAAATCAATTGGCGTATTTGTTGTTGCACTTGTATTATCAGTTAACGTGAATGTTTTACCCGGTTCTGTATCAAAGAATCCATAACGCATACTGTTAATTGCTTCTAAACTGAATACTGCTTTACCGTTGTTTTCGATATTTGGATATGTTGCTTGTTGTGATGTCGTTCTATCAAAACTATCACCAATACTATAATTATTGTCCGCATTAAAATTAATAATTGGACAAGTCGGTGTTCCTGCTGATGCAACGTTTCCTACTCCGCAAGTTACGAAAGTATTATATGCACTAACAAATTCTTGTACTGTTACAGTTTTAATTGCTTCTTTAAATATAATTTCAAACAAACAATTTGAAACTTTAACTCCACGTGGTCCTGTAACACTTGGTGCTGAACCTGTAATGTTTTCACCAACTAAAATTCCTGCAAAGTTATCGTGTATGTAACAATTATTAAAAACTATGTTCTTTGCATCATGGTCACAATCGAATGCAACGTCTAATCTTGCAAAATCACAATTTTCAAATTTAATATTTTTACAATCTGTTGCAGTTGTTTCTGTAATACGAACTCCTGCTTTTCTATTTCCAATAGTAATTGGATTTGTAGTGTGTCTTCCTTTAAATCTAACATTTGTAAATGTTACTAGATTTGCTTGGTCAACTACGAATACATCATCATCTTGTGAATTAAAGAATTCAATTCCTGAAATTTCAATATTTTTTGGTTTTAAGGCACCACCTACTCCAACATTAGAACCTGTTTGTTGTTTACTGTCGGAAGTTTCTCCAACATAACCTGCACTAGTAGTTCTTTTAATAATTGTTGAACCTGCTCCAGCACCAACTATTTTTGCTCCTCTAGGAAACTTAATAGAGTCAGTTACAATATATGTACCTGCTGGAAAATAAACTGTTTTTAAAGATTCTGTGTTTGTTGCTTCACGTGAGTATACTTGGTTTAACATGAAGTTAATTTTAGCAGTATAATCTGTAACTCCATCACCGTCAACACCAAAGTCTTTAGCACTAACAAAATCATCTAACTTATTCTGTAAAGAACGTTGTACATCAGCACCTGTACTTGTTGTTTGTGCCGTGTATCCAACTTCTGCACCTTTGTAAGTATAACTGTTTATACTTCCCAATATATCACTATATTGTGTTAAAATTTCTGTGTTACCAATTGCTGGTGCACCTTCTGAAGTGGTACCGTTTCCAATGTATAATTTACGTTGGTCAATTACCCAACCTAGCTCTGCACTAGATAATTGCGGTAAATCGGAATTTAAACCTCTTCTGTGTTGAATTTTTGATATTTGAATTACTGCCATTTGTATACTCCTATAACGTATTTATGCTCTAGTTGTGATTTGTATAAAACTGTTCTACCCTGTTCCACCACGTTTTTACGTTATTTTTCCACTCATCGCCTTCTAGTACCCAAGATTGGTACTCATAGTCTTTACTACACATTAAAATTACACCTTTTTTAATATTAGTACCATGTACTTCGTTATGTGCTTCAGCATATGCCGTTAATTGTAAAAAATAATCTTGTACCCATTCTGTCTTTTTAGGTTTATTAGTTTGTTTAAAATCTATAATAGCGGGTTCATTATTGTATATTCCTACACAATCTGTAGTACCTGCATATATTTTTGGAAAATATAAAGGAACTTCTGTTCCCCAAATCTCTGAAACATTAGACATACCTTTTTCAATAACAATATTAGCCATTTTATGACTTTGTTGGCTAAATGGGTTACTGCCAGGTGATTTAATTTCGTCTGCAATACAATAGTCTTCTAACCATTTATGCATACGAGTTCCACGTCCGGCGGCTTCTGTTACAATTTCTTGTGCTTTAGCCTCACCAACACGTTTCTTCCAATTACGGAGTGCCTGCTTCTTTTCTTCTGATTTAGTTTTGTCTAAGATTGTTGTAACACTTGGGACGGCTTCACCTGTTGGTGTTGTGTATAATCTTTTGCCATCTACTTGTTTACGTTTTATAGGTGTATAGTCGTACCGTTCGGTAATCATTGATTGTTCTCTGAATTGATTGTGTGTAACTTATAATTATACAGGTTTTGACGTGTGATGTCAAGTAAATTATGAACGTTTTTTAAGAGCACGTTTAGCCATTTTATCAACATTTGTTGTTGGCTTTATATCTGCATCATCTGGAGTTGAGATTGTTTGATCGTCTTCACCATCTGTGTTTTTAAAAATAACTACGTCTTTATTAAAGTCTGTTACTAAATTTTGTATTCCTGGATTTGATTGATGTATTGCTGAAAAACTATCGTAAGTAAGAGGTATACCTAAACCACTTGCCATTTGAGATAACGCCTTCATAGAGATTTGAGTCTTTGCTCCTAACTGTTCTGCACGGTTACGAAGAAAGATTAACAAACTCATTAGTTTGTCTGCTCCATCTGGTACGGATTCTGTGATAAAATCACTTGCTTTCATTACGGACGTTCTTGTCTATCTAATTCGTCAACGCCTTCTTGGCCTTCTTCACCTGCATCTAAGTCTACATCAACTGTATCATCTTCTGCTGGTGCTTCTGCGTCAACATCAACTTCTGCTTCTGGCTCTTCTGCAGGTTCTTCTACAGTTAAGTCTGCGCCTGATTCATCAGCAGTACCTGTTAAAATACGTGATGCATTATCCATGTCGCCTCTTGCAGTTGTAATAGCATCTAATAATGCTTCTAGTGAACCTTTTGCCGCTGTCATAAATGCTTCTGCTTTATCATTACCCATTTCGTCACGGATTTGATCAGTTAACGGAAGTAAATCTTCTGCCTGCATTTCACTTACATCTTCTAACATAGATTGAATTCTGTCAACCATATCTTTTGATGCTAACACTAATTCAGCATTTTCCATTTCGCCTTCTTTAAGAACACTTTCTGAAATGCCTAATTGTTTTTTTGCTCTTTTGTCTACCATTTGCAAGAAACGTACATTTGCAAGATTGCTTGACATAATTTCATCAATCATATCTATAATTGGCATTAGACCTTGCATTAAGGCTGGGGGAACTGTTTGACCTTTTTTGTACATATCTAAAGCACGTTTGGCTTTCATATAATTTGATGGACCAACTAACAATCTTAGTGCGTTTGCACGAGTTGATTGTGCTCTTGGTGAATTTTGTTGTGGGTTAATTTCCCCATCTCCTGGCTCTAACTCTTTATTGTTACTGTCACTCTTTGGTGCTTCAGCGATGTTATTTTCTATTTGCCATGCTTCAACTGTTTCTTTAACAAGTTTTGACATCAAGTATTCTTTGTTAACTTGAAAGTCGCCTTCTTTACTTGCTACTTCATTCATTTTGTTGTCAGCAGTTGCAACCATTTGTGTTGCTATTGTTTCATTCATTTTCGATAAATCTAGATCGAATTCAAAACGTGTGTTTAACAGTTTGTTTAAACTGCCACTACGTGATGTTTTATTTAAATCATTTAGTTCCATGTTGAGTTCCCTAATTGTACGTTATTTGTATTTAGTTGATTTTAATCTTTTTTATTGATTCTTCCAGTTGGTTTCTAATGTGATTTTTATGATATTCGCTCTCTTCATACCTAATATACATTAAATCTCTCCGAAAATCGTCTGTTGCAGTACGATATCTCTGGTGAAATATAATAGAATCATTGTGGTGCCTACTAAAATGCAAATCATGTGACTCTATTTGTTGTGCATCTACTGTTTGCCCTTGTAATGACGCTACTGCCCAAGCAATGGCACTATTTCGCAGTGTAAACGACTTTACAAGCATTTCTTTATTGTAAATTTCCCAAACACCATTACGTTCTAGGCAAAAATATTTACCTATTTTAATATGAGCACCGGATATAGAAATTACAGGAAGTTCATCAGATTTTTCTTCCAGGAAGTTCTTTATCTTTGTTATTGCTACTTTACTTTTTACTTTCCTTGACATAGTAGAGATCACCATTTTTCTTTTTCCTATTGAGTACACTTTTATTGACTAACATAAAAGCCAACTTTAATTGGCTTTCATTTAAATCAGTCAACTTAATTGACTGTTTAAATTCTTTCAAAAATACGTCTTCTTCTTTTGTTAATGACACTCTTGCGCCATTAGAAAATTCAAAGTGTGACATTATGTAGTAGTCCTCTGTTTAATCCAATTTTTTGCCATTGGACTATGCGGAGGTATGCTAGTGAACTCTTTCATTCTCTTATACATATTCATAGTAACACCTTGTGTATCTGAACTTTCTGAATTGTCAACGACAAACATAAATTTACCAAAAAAGTTATGGAATCTTCCAATATTTCTTTGTACTTCTTTCCATAATTTAGTAACCATGTCGTCTGGTAATCTTCTATCTCTCTGATTGTTTCTACCTATAGCAGTTTCTAGGTCGGTGTTAACAAATATCATTGCTACATCGTAACCTAATAATCTTAAGGTATCTGCTTGTGATGTGATCTTACTGTAATCTTTGCCTGTTCCATCTATAACTAAACCTAAACGTTCATTTAGATGCATGGCAAGTTTATTGTCTGTAACTCGTTTTGCTTTCGCTCGAACTTCTTGTCCTTGTGGACTTAAGATGCTTTCTGGATCTGATCCCATTCCTGCATCTTTTAAATATTTTTCAAATGCGGCATCGTTATTAATTAAACGATAACCCATGCTAACTAAAGCCGTTTGTTTTACCATAAAACTTTTTCCACTACCAGGGCCACCTGCTAGGAATACTGCTTTAAAAATTGCTGGATCGTTTATGCCTTCTTCAAGGTCAGTCAGTCTTTTTTTTTGACCTCGGTAGCAACGGAAATTTTTTGACCTGGTCTAATCTTTGACCCTTGTCCTTGTGGTTTTGCAGTTTTAGGTTTTAACGTAGGTTCATTTGGGTTTGTGCTATCAATATCCATTTTCTTCAGGTCTATTTTTGTAGTAATACCCGGTTTCTTTGGATCGCTAATTTCAACATTATCACCGGCAACTTTAGTTACTTTGCCTGTCATTGGTTGTTCAAATAATTCTGAAAATCTCATTACTTTCTACGTCCTGCTTTGTTTAATGCTTGAACACGTTTACTTGCTGGATTAATACGTTTTGTACGTTTTGCTTTCAACTTCATTCTAGCACCTAATTTTGCTTTAGCCATTTTAAGTCTAATTCGTTTTTTAATGTCTGGTGCCTTAAAACAAGCACCTGGACTGCTTACAATTTTACCTTTTAAACGTCCTATAGAACATCTGTACTTACGCACAACTTTATTTCCAGAACGGCCCCAAGCCATTTTGGTCTCTGTAAGTTCTGTATTTTCGTCGCTAAAAAGTTCTAATATAAGCATAACACTACTATTTAGTATAGATTAATCGGTTTTAATTTTTTGTGAATTGTATTAAATGAATAAATTGTAGGATAATACACCTACTGCTGTCGCTAATGAGCCAATGATAGCCATACCCCAAGTAATAAGTTGGGTTTGACGTCTTTCACGGTCTTTTATTACCGTATCTCTAATTTCGCCAAGAACTGTTTCTATGCCGATAACTCGGCCCTCTAGATTGTCTAGTTTTTCTTCCAAACGTGAATACCTCGCCGCACATAATTCTACATGGGCTTCTAGGCTTTCTTTTTCTATTTCTCGAGTTGTACTCATTGCTTCCTCATTTACGTCTACCTTGGACGGATTGATTTTGTCGGATGCCTAATGTGAGCCTTGAAATGCCTGTTTTGTTTGCCTATAATGCCATAATAATTGTTGTTTACAAATAAGAACATTAATGTTCTTACTAAAGTATTTATACTGCGTTACCACTGTATAAACTACCATAATATTTATACTAACTTTTAACTATGGTCTTTTTATGCTTTTTTAATCTTGTAATTTTTGTGAACGTTTGCTATATTTTTATTTCTTATTGCTTTGTAACCTATAACTGCACCAGCCGCCACTGCCGCCCAAGTTAATGCAGAATTGTAAGGACTTTTGGCTTTAGGAGCCGCAATACCTCTTACACTTTTATTGTAAGGTCCGGCTAAATCACTTCCTTTAGCATAATGATTAAGCATAAAGCCTAAACGTGTTGCACCTGCTTTTTGTTCGTTAGGTAAAGCACGAGGCCAATCTGAAATAATACGTCTCATTGAAGTTAGTTTACTATCTCTAATTGATAGTCCACGTTCAACTGCCATCATTGTTCGTCTATCTAGTGCAGTATCTACTACACCGTTTTGAACATTTTTTAAATATCTTTTAATTTGTGCAGTAGGAATATTGTATCCACCTTTGCGTTCTAACCCTGCAATTAAATTATGTAAATCTGTACCGCCTGCTCTAACACCATCAAAGCCACTAAACTTTAATGTATTTCTTGCGTATGTACTTGCTTGACCAGGATCAGTATAACGCATAGCCTGTACACCTAATAAGTGTGCGTATACATTAGCCGCTATATCAGAACCGTTAGTAGTAACGAACTGTTTAGGACTTCTGAATAAACGTGCTTCTGCAAGTTCATCATTAATAAATTCCATAGCCATTTACTTACTCCAAGTCTTAGTTGCCGCGAAATTTAAAGCATTAAATTCCATTCTATCGTTAAGTTTAACTGCTCCACCGTCTACTCCAAATGCTACAAAACCTTCATGATTTGTAACTTTGTATCCTGTATCAGTTTTAACGAATGTACCAATTTTATCTACGTTACTTAACTTTTTAATTAACATTAATTTAGCACTTATTATACGACGATATACTGCTAGTGTCAAGAGCAACGTATTACTATTGTCTGCCAAAAATTTCTTTTGTTGTTCAATTTTTTCTATACGTTTTTGTGCCGCAGGACTTTCTGCACCGCCTTTTAATTTTTCAATTTCTTTATTCATTTTGTCAGTGTAGTAATTCATAAAGTTTTCTAAAAACTTCATAGGTTCACCAACTTGTTCACCAGCTCTTACATTGTTGTTAATAAAAGGTTTAATAAACTTTGCAAATTCTGCCTGTAATACTGCATCCATTTGAGTACCTACTTTTTTAAGTGTAGTACGTCCTGTTGCAATAGTGTCGTCTATACCCTTTTCTTCACTTGCAGTTAGTGTTGCAATTCCTGAAACGTCTTTATAATTAGCGTCATCATACCATACATCTGAGGTTTCTTTCAAACCTCTAACACTGTACCCAAAACTTGCAGTCATCTCACCCAATGTAGCACCTGTATATTCTGTATGAAATACTATACCAATCTTTGCTTTCGCGACACGTTTACCTATAGCACTATTCACTGGAACTGCATATGTAATAGTGTTAGGAGTAAACGTATAACATTCGTCGTCACCAACTGTATCTGTTTCGACATCTCCTTGTCCAAACAAAAAATCACCTTGTACTACTGTACCTATTCCTAATTTAGGTAATAGTTGTAAGGCTAAAATTAATTTATTTGCTAACGTAGGTTGTTCAGCATACCATTCTTTAATTTGTGCAACTGATTTAGCCGCTTTAGGTGTTGTTGTATTAAACACCGATTTAGTACCTACAAAAAATTTACTATCTTCTGGATCAACTCCGCAAACTATAGCAGGAGCACCGTCCCACTTAACAGTTACTTTACCTTCCGGATCTCCGCCTTCTAGTAATCCTTTAACTGCATCTAAATAATCAAATGCTCTAATGGCTCCTTTATAACCTTCGTTAAAAATTAAATCTTCAATATGCTCAAGGTGTGTGTTTTTACCTTCAGCCGCTTCAAGTAATTTCCAACTATGTGTTTTAGGAATAAAAATTTCGTTTATTAACATTATGCCGCCTTCATACTTTTAGCAAGTATAACTTTTACTTCGTCATCTAAGTCATTTGCTCTAATAATTTTTGCTAGTGCTTCAACATCGACAAAGTTTTTCATATCCATTCCTGTTTTATCATCTTTGCCATCTTTATTTTTATCAGTTTGTGCGTCATCGGTTGCTTTTGGATCTGCTTTTGCATCTGCTTTTGGATCTGCTTTAGCAGTTAAGTCTATATCAACTTCTTTATTAAGTAAACCAATTTGTTGGTCATCCATACCTGCTTGTTGTAATACTTGTACTACGCCTGCAATTTGTGTAGGTTTGCCTGCTTTTGTCCAAGCAGTTTGTAATTTTTTAACAGTAACTTTGTTACCTACTTCGTGTGCTACTGCTTTACCAGTTTGAATTGCCTTTGTTGCCGCTTTTAATCCAACGGCTGTAACACCACCAACGGCTTTGTCTGCCACAGTACCAACACCTTTAACAGTTGCCATAGCCGCTTTTTTCATAGCATCTAAGGCTGGACCTTCTTCAAGGTATTTTTCCATTAATACGTTTTCTACGTTTTGAATTCTGCTTTCATTTTTATCTTGTTCTGCTTTTTTCGCCGCCGCGGCAGAAAGAGCAAATACTGATATTGCTCCACCTATACCTTGTGCTACATTTTGATTAAATGCGTCAGCAATTTCTTCAACACTACCTGTATTAGAATATCCTGAACCAGTATACTGATCCATAAATTTCATAAATTGATCTTGGTCTGCTTCTGATAATTTGTCAATAGCAGAAAAATCCATTAAGTTTTTTGGAGACATTGTAGTCCGTACTGTTTGGTAAACTTCGTTTCCATCAGCATCAACACTAACAAGTCTAAATGTACTATCAACTCTCAATGGTCCTTCAATACCGTCAAATCCAGATTCAATTTCGTTTGTAAAAGTTTCACCTACTTTAAGTCCAGGTGGAATATCTATTTCTTTTGGTACTTCAATGCCATCTGGGAGTCCGCCTGAGAATACTCCAGAAGTCGTTTCTCCGCCAACATTAATACCCATAAATGATTGGTCATCATATGCTTTATCAAATCCAACCTGTGCTTGTACTTCGTCTACATTTAAACCTTTGTCTTCTAAAAATTCTCTAAACTCGTCACTTATTGGAGGTTGTGTAGCATAATCTAAACCAGCCGCTTGTACTTGTTCTATCGGTATCTCTTTTACGACTTCACTATCCGTGATATCCATTCCATCACCATCAGGATCAACATCAGTTCCAGTTTTTACTGTTTGTGTTTCTAAATCTATACCATCACCTACAACACCGTTTGCATTGGCTAAATTAATAGCGGCTTGGTCGGCTGTTGATCCGTCTGGCGATAGTTCAAATATTTTATCGTTAATTTCTCTAACTTGGTCCAAAATGGCTGTTTGGGCTTCAGCATCTTGTCCGGCTAAATCTCTTGCTAGTCCAATAAATGCATTTCTAGTCTGTAATAATTCTTTTACTGCTTCAGGTGTTATCGTCTCCGGTGTCATATTCATGGCATCAACATTATCTAAACTAATTGTTTGCCCATCTGCACTTGTAAATAAATCTGTAACTTCTGCTGGAAATAAATCTGCCGCCGCATCGGCAATTACTTTTCCAAGTCCACCTGCAATAGCACCAATGGCTATTTGTTTTCCAGTTTTTGCAACTGCACTACTTAATTTGTCACCTGTTAAAATATTGTTTGCTAATTTAAGAAAGAAACCAATTGCCATACCCGAAACAATACCACCACTTGCGAATGCTAATGATGATGTCATTGCCGCAATTACAAATGCACCTTTGGCTGGATTTTCTTTTACATAGTTTTTCCATTTATCAACTATTGATAAAATACTCTGTCCGCCTGGGCCTTTGCCAATTGATTGTGCAATTTGTGTTCTTAGTCCATCAAATGCATTATCAACATTTTGTATTGGTTTTGAATCTTGTGCTTGTTTGGCTAATTTTTCAATTTCTACTTTTAATTTACTAGCAATTTGTCCACTAATTTTTCCTGCTTTACCTAAAACAGTTTGATTAGTTCCGCTTTGTGTAGCAGTTTGTTCTGCTTTTTTAAATAAACCATTAATTTGGTCTGGTGTAAGTTCTGCTTCAAATAGTTTGCTATAGTTTTCAACTAGAGGCCAAACTTTCTTTTCCCAAGAGCCAACATATACTTGTTGTGCTTCAGTTAGATAACTCCAACTTTCTGCCAAATATTGCTTTGACTTATATTCATGTTTTACTTCATTTAATTTCATTATGCTTTTCCACCGGCTTTACTTATTAAATCGTTTAATTGTTTCTTTTGTTCCGGAGTTAAATTCTGTATTACTGCTTTCATATCATTAGGTACTGGTGTTGGGTTTTTTGCTTCTTCACCTCTTACAAATCTTCCTAATACCTGATCCGCCATTGTTAGTAAATTTGAATCAACGGCTTTACAAATCTTTAAAAATGTATCTGCTCCTGCAAAAGGAGTCTTAGGCTTTAAAAAATAGTTTTGACTTGCATATGCAATAATTAATTTACCTAACTTTTTAATATTGTTGTCTTGAATTTGTAGGTTAGGTATAGCAAATAGTTTAGAAACGTCTGCCTTAAACATATGAGTGAACCAGCCATTAAATGAATTAAATGGATCTGTGTCAAATTTCTCTGCATTCTTGCTTTCTACCTCTTCGTAGTTTGCAAGTGCTTTAGTATACATTTGTTTAGTTTTGTTAGCAAGTACTTTTAATTCTTGCTCTTTGGCTTTAACATCTGCTAATTTTTTTTGTATATCAGGTTTTTCAAACCCTGCGATTTCATCTATTCTCATTTTTTTATCTTCTTTAAACCGTTGTTAAACTTCGTAGGATCTTGACGTTTAATTGCTAATAGTAGTTTTCGCTCTAATTCCTCAGCCATACCATCATCGTAGGTCTCTTTAATTAAGTTAATTAGATTCGTTGCACCAGCGATAATATGCTGAGCTCTAGACTCTATTAAATGTACTCGATCTCTTGGTAAAGAAATGCTGTCTAATTCTTCTAATAATCTACGATGTTTATTATGCATGAGTATTTTTCTCCGTACTATATGTTATTTATTTAAAAAATTTGGTTAAATACATATTACAATACTAACTATTAATAGGGGATTAAAATATGAACTACGATTCACATCATGCCATGCTTTCAGCACTTGCATATAAGAATCTGACTCCAATTCTAGAAGCATCTTTTAAAAAAATAGGGTACAAAAACGTTGATTTTTTGAATATTGATGGAGCTCAAGCATATTTGCTCGCCAATAAGGACCTTATTACGATTGTTTTTAGGGGAACAGAACCAAGTCAACCCAGTGATATAATTGCTGATCTTAAAACATGGAAAAATAAGAGCGATGTTGCTGGAAGAGTACATAGCGGATTTTACGACGAAATTGAAAAACTTTGGCCCAAAATACAAGAATTTGTAGCCAAACATGAAGGAAAAGAATGTACTATATCTGGTCATAGTTTAGGTGCCGCAATGGCAACTATCTGTGCCGCAAGACTACAAGACAAGTTTGAAAATATGTGTTTATATACATATGGTTCTCCACGTGTTGGTAATAAAAAGTTCATATCAAGCCTTAAATTTAAACATTGTCGTTGGGTTAATAATAACGATACTGTAACGAGAGTACCACCTGCTTTATTTGGTTTTAGACACTACGGTAAAATGCATTATTTAAATCATTACGGAAACGTTCGTAACGGATTAAGTACATGGCAACGTATAAAAGACAGATTTAGAGGAAGATGGTCTGCTTGGAAAAAATTACAATTCTTTGATGGTGTGTTTGACCACAGTGTTAGTGACTACCATTCAAAATTAGATAAAAGTTTTAAGATATCTAATAAAGTACACCCTAAAATTAAGTTTTTAAGTTCTTAAGCATATCATTTAGTTTATGCGACTGAACGTCAGCACGGACTACCTTTTCAGGTTGTTCGTCTGCTGGCTTAAATTCTGAAGATGCTTTAATCTTATTCATTACATCATTACTTCTATTTTCAGTCTTCTTGTATTCAGTTTCTGCTTCATCACCTAGGTCTCTAATACGCAGACTGTTATTATCAAACTCTAAGTCTACTTTCATACCTACACCACTACTACTTCTTGTTTTCATAAATTGTATTTGATATCTACCACGTTCACGCATAGCTCTACTAGTAAAAATACCAATAACATTGTCAGCAGTATTAATTTTACTAATACCACCTGCAATATGAGAATGGTCAAATTCAATTTCTTCAACTGCCGCTCTGTTTAACTGCGAAGCAGTTACCATAATAAAGTCCATCTCTTTTGCAAGATTACGCAGTTCTTCACTAACATACTTGTCTTTAATAAATTGATCATTAGGACTAACTTTTGCACTAACTGGCATTAACAAGTCTAGATAATCAACACAGATATAGTCTAATCTTTTACCAATTTTTATTTGTAGTTCTTTTATGTATGCTCTAATGTCGTTAATATTACTTTGTGCTGGCATATATTTAATTCGCAAACTTCCTGCTTTTTTACCAGTCATTCCAATTTTCATTTCTAAAGTATCTAAATCTTTAAAGATATCTTTACTTGGAATATCAGTAACCATACTATCTAGTCGCATAGCACATAACCCTTCACTTAATTCAAGTGTTAGATATACGCCATTAAGTCCTGCCATAGTCCAGTTAACTGCTAGATTCTGCATAAACAAACTCTTACCAGACCCACTACCACCTGCAAAGATATTAAGTTCGCCTCTGTTGAATCCACCAAATAACTTTCTATCTAATGCGGGCCAACCTGTGCTTACTTGTCCATTGTTATCTTTAAGAGCCATAAGTCTTGCTCTAGGATCTTCCCAATACTCTATACCTAAGTCTTTTGTTAAACTTATTTGTACTGCGTCTTTAATCAATTTCTCTACAGGATCATATGTACCTTTTTCTAATAAGTCTGCACTTTTTAAAATTGCACGTTCTAGTTCTTGTCTCCTAGTAAACGATTCAAATTCAGCCATAAACCATTCATAATGACCATCGTTAATTTCTTTAACTGGTTTAAGTTTACTGCCTGTAGACGCATTTACCTGATCTATTGTAGGCATTGTACTATATTCGGCTGTATGTTTTTCAATAAACTTCGCCGACTCTTTAAGACTCTTATCAAAATTTTCACTATTAAAGATGTTTTGCACACGGACATAAGATTCCGCATCATTAAGCATCATTTCTAAGAATAATCTTTGTAGGTCTATTGTATATTCAGTTGCCAAGTTTCTTCCTCATAAGTTCGATTTTTATTTTACTACTTTGTGCAGTGTTTATAATACTCCATAATGCATATAACTTTCCATATTTGTCAACTGCATCACTAACATCTTTAACATTATTTTCCCAATCCGGAAATGCAACACTCCACCCATATTCTAATGCAGTATCAATTACTTTACTTCCTGCATTGTCTTGGTCTGGTATTACTATAACATCTTTTCCTAAAGAGTCAAGTAAATCCGCTTGAGTATCGTTAATCATATTACTGTTTATTCCAACACCGCCAATTTTTAAAGCATCAATTGGACCTTCTGTAACTATTGTTATCTTTCTGTCCTTGTTTTGTTCATCAATATTATACACATAACCCGGTTGCATATGGTTCATATATTTAGGTTGTATGTTATTATTAATTGCTCTTGCAGTATAACCAACAAATTTCTTTTTATAAAAAAACGGAATAATCAATCGTTGATTTAAATTTCCAGCTCTACTCGGTGACCATCTTAATTCATGTAAATTATTTTCTAGTCCTCTTGCAATGGCATACTCTGCCACTGCCGCAATTTGTACTTCATGTTTACCTGGATTATGAATCCAATGTATTAGTGTCTCTGAATCTGTAGGAAAAGTTTCTTCTTTAAATTCTACTTCTTCGTATTCTTCGACTTCACCTTGTTCTTGTGCATACTCTTTTAATCGTAATGCTTCAATCTGCAAACCTTTAATAGTACGTTCGTCAGCACCTAACCATTCTAAAAGTTTTCTTACTTTGTATGTAAGATGCCATCCAGGTTTCCAATGTGTTTTAAATCCACAATTAAAACAGTGATAACTTACAACACCATCTCCGGCGCCTGTTATTCCTGCTCTGCCTCTTTTATCTTGAGACTCACCATTGTGTACACAACACGGGCCACTAAAACTTACCCAGCCACTAGGACTAGTTTTCTTTCTAGAAGGTAGTAAACCTGTAATTGTTTCGTAAATTATATTTTGCATAGTGCTTATTATAGCACAAAACTACGAACGATACAAGACTTTTGTTAAGGTTCCGAAGGTTTTTTTGTCTTTTATTCTAATTGCAGTAAAGACACCGCTAAAAGTCGCGTATTCATTGCCTGTTTTAGACGTATATGTATTAGAAGTAACATCGAAAAAGTTAGCATTTAGTATATCTGTTACTGGATCCATGGTTCCTTCAACTGTAATTGTTCCTGTATAACCGTCTAGATAGTATTGAGCCGTATGAAGTGCTTTATTTTGATTTAATTCTGGATATGCGTTAGCGGCACTAGTATACCTTGTTGTTTCTGTACCTGTTCCAACTACATCTGATAAAATTTTTAATTCTGCAGATTTTCTGAACTCATTATAAACGCCATCAATTATTTCAATAGTACCACCAGCGTCGTAATTGTCTCCACCAAATACTATAGTTCTTGTACTATCTGCATTTAATTCGTGTACACTGTAAGTATACATATTTGCATCAGTGTTTCTTAAATCAGAATCAGATAATTCAAAATTGACCTTACCTAGATTCGCATTTGATATGGTGCCGGTTTTAGAAAGGATAACTACATATGTAGAAGGATTTAAAATATTAAAAACAAAAGTTTTGCCAGTAATGACAACGGGTTTTTGATCTGAATCTTTCAGTTGTAGTTGTAGAGTGTTTTTAATTCCTCTATATGCTTTTAAGGGACGTGAGTACACTTTTTTATTCCTATTTTCCACAGTTGCATCTGGGGAGTATACAACTGATAAGTTCTGATTTGTTAAATATCCAAATAATTTTTGCATAGTATTTTTGTTTCCACATACATTGTATTTATATAAAAAGAGACCTATGGACGAGCTATTAGAAAAACTACTTAAAGAATACCCCTTTTTAAGCCATATAAACTATGGTCAGAAGGAATATATCGGTATCATACAAAACCGTGATTCCCATTGTACCAGTTTCTATGATTATGAAAAAATTCAAGACATAGAACTTAAAAAACAGTTTTTAACTTCTGCAGAAAGTTGGTGGTGGGAATCAAATAGAATGATTCCAATTAACATATTTCTTAAAGAAGAATGGTTTATGTTCAGACCATATCTAACAACTTTTGTTAGTAAAGACTGTAATGTTTTAGCCGGTCCTCAAGTAAGTTTAAACGAACTATCTAAAAAAAGAACAAAACGTAGAAGTATACAATTGGTTAAAAGAGTAGATTAATCTACTTCACCAGGTTCTAAACTTAATTCTTCTCTCTTATCACCAACATCTGGATTTTCTTTTGGATTAAACTTATCAGCATCTTCTAGTTGATCAATTTTTTCTGTTATGTTGGGCCACTTTTCAGACATATCTGTATTAATTTTCATCCAGTATGCTAGTTCAGTATCTTCAAAGTCACTATCTGCTCTAATGGCACCTGCTGGACACTCTGGTTCACATACTCCACAGTCAATACATTCGTCTGGGTTAATTGCTATAGAATTTTCTCCAAGGTAAAAACAGTCCACAGGACAAACTTCTACACAGTCAGTAAATCTACATTTGATACATTTGTCATCTACGAGATATGTCATAAATTTATTTATAATCCTCGCATAGTAAATTTATGTGTATAGATACTAAATGAGCATATGCAACTGCATGGGCTTTTTTAAAGTAATATGCATCTCCTTCTGGCTTTTTCCAAACATCTTCCGATACTTCTTTCCAGGACTTACCTTGTAGTTTTGCTTTACCTGGTCTTATGATACTTAATAGCATTGCCATTCTAGGTATACTATCAGGTTTCATCTTTTTAATTAGTTCGTGATAGTTACCAACATGGATAACTTGTTCACAAAATTCTTTACTTTTCCAAAGCAGTTCCCATAACGGTTCTTGCTTAATTAATCTATTTAAATGTTCTTCGTCTTTTACTTTTTGATACACTGCTACATTAAGTAAATCTAATTTAAAGTAACCTCTATCTTCTGCTATTTTATAATCTAACGTACTCATACCAGTAACTGGATCAACAGGAATCTTTGTATAGTATACTCCTGTATTATGCTTTTTAGTGACCCCGTGTTCGCTTATAGACGCCGTTACACCGGGCATCACACTTAATGCACGTTCTCTGTCTCCAAAATCTATATCGATGTCTGGTAATCTGTGACTCATAATTTTGCCTCTTTTAGTGCGTCTTTTACTATTGCCGTTTCTTGATGAAACTTTACAAAATATCTTCTCCAAAAGTCTGGATCAATGTAACTGTAAATAATTTGTAATTGTTCTGGATTAAGTTTACTTAAAAAGTTAACACCTGTATCACAATTAAATATAACCCAACTACTAACTCTGCCATTAACAATATGGCTACAAATTTTGTTTGGGTTACAAGCAAAGAAGTAAGTGTGTAAATGTACACCATTCTCATCTGCCCAACTTTCCATAGTTTTTAAACTTCTTGCAATAGCATCTTGCCATGTTTCAGTTCTAAGATGATGTTCTAAATATGCTTGGTAATGTTTATCTTGACACCATTGATCTAACTTAACATTATTATTAATAACATAGTTTATAAAAGCCGATGTATTAATACAACTTATACTAACCATATGTTTACCAAATTTAACAAAGGCATTATAATATTGGCTATTTACAAAATCGCCATATGTCTTTTTTGCTTTATCACCGCCTTGTGTAACTTCATAAAAACGTAAATATGCTTGAAGTCCTAATTGTACTCCTTTATCTTTTTCTTGTTGCCATCTGCGTTTTTGTTCACAAACATGGTGTAGTAATGTTTTTTCTCTACTAAAACCTCTTTCACAATACTTGCACACAAAAGGTTTATTACCCGGCTTGTAATTTTCTCTAGTTTGCTTTGCTATAGCCATAATTACGTCCATAACATTAAATTCTTTTTATGGTATTGTTCAATACTCTTACTCCATTTTGGAAATATAGTTTTATTTACGAATATCTCATTATAATCTATTATCTGCAAATTGTCAATTAAATTTGCAACTTTATTCATATTAGATGTATATCTATTTAATTGTGATTTAGTTCCTCTATTAGTTGGCTGTCCATAACGTTTAAAGTCTTTAAGATTGCATACATATTTCCAAGTTTTCAAATCGTTAATTGTTATTGCCCATGCTTCTTTACATTTAAACTCATAATTAGTTAGATAAAAATCATCTGGATTATGAGTACTAATTAAAGTTGAACTTTCTACACTGTGAATATCATTTAAGTTATCAATCTGTGCTACACTTTTAAAAGGTGAAGCATCAAATAAGTTTATGTTATTATCGATAGGAATATCTTCTATACTTCCCCAAGTCCATAAAGATTGTAAAAAGTTGCCTCCTGCTCCTGCGGGCCACATTAAAAATAATTCACAATCGATAGTTTTCATTATATTAATTCTTTTATCTGTTTATCATCATACCCTAAAGCAATTAAGTATTTCTTAACATCTGCTTTAGTATTCATAGTTGCCATAAGTTCAAGTTCGTCTTCTTTTGCAAATGGATACAATGTTTTCAGTGTTTTTAGTATTTTGTTATTTACTGCATTTTTCTTTTTTCCACCCGGTATCCATTCATGAAATGCAGTACCCATTCCAGGACTAGCAGTTGTTAATAATAACCACTGTAGTTTTGGGTGTTTAGTTAAATCAAAAAAGTTTGTATTAACTCTTTTGTTTGTTGCAATTAGCCACCATTCTTGTAATGATGAATTACCTTTAACACTACTCGCATAACGATTCATAAGAAAGGCACTAAAAGCCTTCTTCTCCTCATCAGTTAATGTATCGTAAAAGTCTTTTTGTTTACGATCCATTGCACCAAGTATTCTATTAAGCGGTAATTTACTAGCCATAGTTTATTATAACACCTTTATAAGTATTCTGCAAATGTAATTTCAAATAAGTTTGCGTCATCAATGCTTTCAAATTGTATATGATACCATCTGTTATTATCTGGATCCCAGTCAATTTTAACAGTTACACCTTTATTAACTAGTTGTCTATCATTAAAAAATCCTACTACATTTTCAATTAACGGTCTCTGTGTTTCAAGCCAATGTTCTTCGTCTTGGGCATTCAGTTTAAGACTGTATTCGTATGCGTTCTTTTTAACAATTAATTTACCAGACTTTTGAGACATCAACTACTTCCGAAGTTCTACTTATATCTTCTACAAAATAAACACAAGGTGGGTTTTCACCTTCACATAAAGGTACTGCTAATAGATGCCCAGGTTTAAGTTTTGGAAAATACCATTTAACTTCTTGGTAAACGTCTACAATTTCTACAGGATAAAACTCAGGACGGAAGTCGCCACGTGGATTAAACGTAAATGCATTAAAGCCTCTATCATTTAAACTTGTTAACGGAACAACTTCTAAATCTCCTACTTCTGCTTCACCGATTAGTAATTGCCAATCTCTTGGCATTCTAATTGTATGCTCTCCTATCTTTAATACAAGTGCTGGAGCATTGAAACTTTGAAGAAAAATAAGAGGAATAAAAAAGTAATCAGGTTCTTTAGGATTGCTATTATCTAAAACTGCAAATCTTAAATCATCTACTTCCTCCGGAAGGTCGTTCATTACAAAAGTTTTATTTTCTAATGTAAGTATCTGCATTAATATACCTCTTTAATTTTATCTGCAATACCATATTTGACTGCTTCTTTGGCAGAAAGCCAAACATCTTTTGCTGGTAATAATACCTCTCTAATTTTCTTCTCTGTCATACCTGTACATTTTTTATAGTGTTCAACCATACGTTCGCTTGATAATTCAAACTCTCTAACACGAGCAAAAAGTTCGTGTTCTTTTCCGCCTGATCCCCAACTATATTGATGTGATAAAATACTTGTATTTGGTGTTAGGATACGTTTTCCTTTTGTCCCTGCCATAAATGTAAGTATACCACAACTTGCAATAATTCCTAATCCTACTGTTTTAATAGGAATACCACTTGCTTTCATTGTATCAATAAGAGCAAATGCGGCATGAACATCGCCACCTGGACTATTAATAATTAATGTTAACTCTTTAGGTCTTTCACTATCGGGTGCTAAATTCTTTTCAATAATCCATTGTACGACTGGTTTTGTCGATTCCATTGTAAAAGGATCAGCGAAGTAATGCACTCCTGTTTCCCACATCAACATACCTGGTTGTTTAGGTGGTGTTGGTGGTGTTGGTTTTGCGTTCTTCATGTCTGCCATTGTTCTCTCCATTATTAATCCCATTGTGTTTTTTCTATAACAAAGGGATAATTTGCTTCTTTATAGAAGTGTTTTCTTTTAGTTAAATGTCTTTTAGCATATTTACAAGTACTTGTAATATCCCATATTTTAACAAAATCTTTGTCTTGTGCTTTTCTAATACCTCTGCCGATACTTTGTATAACTCTTACAAAACTCTTTCCAGGTTCTACTAGTACAAGATTAAAAATTCTTGGTATATTCAATCCTACTGCGGCAACTCCGTATGTTGCTACAATAATCTTATTATCTACGTCTGCAATTTCATCATAGTGTTCTTTTCTATCATTTACTTTAGTTGCTCCACTAATAAAAACTGCTTTGTCTCCTAAACGTTTTACTAACTCTTTGCCGGACTCAACTCTGTCAACTAATACTAACGAGTTACCATCTTCACCAATTTTACCAATTAGTGTAGACAAATAGTCTAAACGTTTTTCGTTTGTAAGTAAATATTTCAATTCACTTTGGTAGTTGCCATAATCTCCATGGTCAACTAATTGTACTACATTAACTTCGCAATTTGCAAGTACACCTTGTTCTTGTAACTCACTTGCACTCTTACGACCAACTACTTCTCCTAAACTTACTAGAAGACTCATAAATTCAAAATCTTCTTTTGGTATAGTTCCAGTTAGTCCCCACCTAATAGGTATAGTGGACATTGGTCCAGTTAATAATGTTTTTAATGCATCTGCTTTTGCCATATGCACTTCGTCTACCATAACACATACTACATCTTCAATAAACTCTCCAATAGTTATAGGTGCTACTGCGTTCTTTGTATTCTTTAAAAGAATATTTAAACTTTGCCATGTACAAATTGTATGCTTATGTCCAAATTCTTTTCTGTCTCCGTAAAATACCCCAACATCTAAACCCATATTAACATAATCTTCTTCTGTTTGTGTTACTAGGCTTTTGTTAGGAACAATTACAATACTTCTTCCATACTGTTCTACTTTACTACTTAATGCCGCCGTTATTAATGTTTTACCTGCACCAGTGGCAATCTCTTGCATACTTTGTGGATTAACTAAAAAGTTATTAATAATATCTACTTGGTAATCTCTTAATACAATAGGTGTTCCTCCAACTGGATGATTCTCGGGCCACATTATGTCTGAGAAAGCATCTTCTTCTACTTTATCAAATTCAAATGCAGTTCTATAATCTCTTTGATCATCTAAATCTATTTGATACTTCATCTCTTCTAATACCGGAAGTATCTGTGGTAAAAGATTAATGTAAGTACTGCCACCTAATTGAAAATAACTTACTTTACCATCCCATCTTCCTAAACGTACTGCTGGGAGATATCGTGCATAAGGTACTTCGTATTTGAACATATTAAGTAAACGCCTACGGGCGTCTAACTCTAGTCCTTTTATAGATACGTTAACTTCGTCTTTAATTAATAATTTCGCCGTCGGCACTATCTTTTCCTAATTCTGTTCCAAACGTATAATGACAAATCCAAGCCTCAGTATTAAATGAAACTCCAGTCTGTCCTCCAATTACATTGAATCCATAACGTCTATATTTTGTTACTGTATTTGTACTGATAACGAAATCAGGTTTCCAATCATGTTTAACACGAGGATTGGTATACCTTTGTACACTATCTATTATAGCAAATTTAGTATCCAAAGTCAATGTCTTATTGGACTTAAAGTGGTGCTTGTTATGTTTCAACTGCACTGTACAGACGTCTTTGCCCAGTTTAGACACCATATTTAGAAGGTTTTGTGTCAATTCCTCCGTCATTGTTCTACCGTCTATTATAAAAGCAATCTTTTTAAACCCAAATTCGTTAACTGCTGAATTATAGATATCAATAGGTTTTGTTTTTAACCAATCAAATCTACCACCACGAGTTTGTAATATTTTTATTCCTAGTGAACTTAAATTTATCTTACTACTGTTATTAACAATATCAATATTTTGATCAGCCGCTGAAACAATTTGTTTAATTGGACTTTCGGACTTCATAGTATTTACCCAATATTCGTTTAGACTATCTGGAGCATTACGAAGAAAACACTTGTCATCATTAACTACTAATTGTATTGCATATTCTTTTCTATTATTAATGATGTTTTGACAATCATTATAAAGTTTTTTAACAGTATCCGAATAACCAAAGTTATATTTTGCCGCCCAATTATACAACGATAAAAAGTTGTACTCGTTATAGTCTGTATAGTATTTCTTTTCTTCTTTATTAAACATACTCTTGGAAGCTCGTAGTTTCTTTGCTATTGCATTAAACTCTCTAATCATATCTTTATTATAGGGAAACTTAATACTAATCTTTTCTTCTTCAATATCAAAGTACCTTAGTCTATCAACTTGTCTTAATGTACTTTCAAACGATGGTCTAATTACAATTTCACTAATGTCTATACCAAGTCGTTTATATTGTCTTGCATATTTTTTAACTAACTTAACAGATAGTTCTCTCTGCCTGTCACTTAACCCTTCGCCTTTGTTTATGCTACGAACGGCATTGTTGACAAAGCCAACATCATAGTTTGCCAAACTAATAGGCTTACTAATATGTCTAGGGGGAATTGGACTGGTTATAATACCTGTTGCTATTTTTAAGCAATACTCGATATTCTCAGGTTTGTATAAATGCATATCATTTCCTTAAGGTATATAAAAGAGCCCGAAGGCTCTTTTTTAATTTGTGTTATGCTCTTCGCATACAAGTTGACGCCGCCAAGTTCTTCCAATTTGTTGGACTTAACTTCTTAAGGTCGGCAATCTTTAGTGCCATCCTTAATGACATCTCCCTAAGGAACTTTCTTTTTTCGAACATAAATTGAAGTACTTCTTTTTCTTCACTTTCGTCCATTTTGTATCCTTGAAACAAATCGCCTTTTCTAGCAATCTGCATAATTCTAAGATACTTGTCTCTTTCGGTATCAAGAGTTAAATCAATGTAATGACATCTTGACATCAAAGCATCTAGGTGATCTTTAAGTTTTTTACTTCTAACATTGTCAAATTTAATGTTAGTAATAAAACAAACACTTCCTTGGAAATCAAAACTATTAGGAATACCTTCTGCTCTCAATTTTGAGGAATCAGCATTCCAATAAATTTTACGTCTAGCACCACTATCAAGTGCCGCCTTTAAAATGTTTAATGCAAGGTCATCTAGTAATACACTATCACAGTCATCAAACACTACAACGTTACCACGAGCTGAATACTCATAAAGTTTAGCATATAAACCTAGTGCCGTCATAGCACCTTTTACAAACTCAAACTTCCTATTACCAGCAAGGTCATCAAAACCACTTTGTTCTTCAAGTGTAGTTTCAACACCATATGATTTACCAACCCCTGGAGGTCCTGTAACAATCATTGCTCTAACGTCATTATTCTTAAGAGCACCTGTCATCTCATTTAGGATTTCAAACCTATCTTGGATTTCAACGATTCTCTTCTCATCTTGTTTAGTAAGTTTCGAACTTTCTTTAGGTGTCGATGCTTCAACCTGTGTAGCATATTCTGACCTATCAACGAAAGTAATTGCAGTAGGGGATTTAATTTTTACCCTAATTTTATCGGATCCAAAGCCTTCTGTACCATCGACAGTAACAAACATTCCTGTTTTACTTTCCTGTACATTTTTAAGTAATGGAAAGACTTTGTTTTTTATTTGTTGGTTTCTATAAGAACCACTTTTAACTAAAACGTAACTATTCATGTATTTCTCCTATTCGTCGTTTTATGTTTATATTTTAATAATAACACCATTTGCTATAGTGTCAACCTTTTTTTTATGCCGCCACCTTTTGTTTAGTAGTTTCATAATTCTTATTCCAACTACCAACACTAATATTGATATAATATGCAGTATGGAAATAATCTGTCATAATATCTGACTCATCAAACCAACCTTTGTTCTTATGATATCCTTCTCCTTTAACTGGAGCAGTTTTAATAATTTCAAGTAGGTTATCAAATAATGGTTTATGTATACCATAATAATCTGTATGATAATGATTAATTTGTGCTGAACCTGGAAATGGTGCAATTTTCTGAGAGTATCTGTCAAAGAAATCTAAAGATCCATCATAAAAGTCAATATCACCTGATACTAGTGTAACTTGTACACTTGAATGGTGATCTTTTCTTACACTAAACTTAATGTTAGGATATGCTTTTTTTAATGCTACTCTAATTGCTTTAACGTCTTCTTTATTAATATATGCCATGTTTTTTATCTCCTGTTTATTAACTTAACTTATATTATTATAATAACACCATTCTGTTATCTGTCAACCTTTTAGACCCCATTTTTTTAATAAAGGTGCTATATTAACCATTGATTTTATTGGGTTTTTTGATTGAATTGAAATTTTTGGATCTATTTTCTTCTTTTTTAACACAATTTGGTAAGATCCAGGCCCTCTCATAGGCACTAATACCTCAGAAATGCTAGGAATTGCTTCAGCCCATTTAGGCAATTCGTCGTATATTTTACCTCGTCCTGTAATTACTGTAAATTTACGAATGCCATTTAATTCACATATTTCAGTATGAGCTTTAAATTGTCTCCAAGCATCATGCACTGTATATCCATGTAAATCTAATCTAAAGTTCAAAGAAATATTCCACCCATTTTCTTAACATTAAAAGAAAACGTTAATTCCATACCACTGAAATTTGCAACAAATAAGTCTTTGCCTTTGTATCTTTTGAAGTTAAGAGGTACACCTTCTAGCAGAACTTTAACCATATCATCATGTTGATGTATGACTGTACCTTCCCATTTCTTATCATTGTCTGTACAATGCACCATTACTTTTTCTGGTACATCAGTTCTATGATCCATTTACTACTCCTTGTGCTTCTTTGTAAATATCCATCATATGTATTTTAGTCATTGCATTTAATAACAACTTCATTTCTGAAATATAAACTTTAGCAAAACTTGGATCATTTACTTTAATATCTTTACCGTTACTAATCATATCAGCGGCTTTGATTAATTGCACTGCCGCCGGTGCTTGACTTAATCGGTCTCTGTCAATGGTTTTACGAACTTCACGATTACCATCTTCTGGCTTACTTGTATCTGTTAACCAATTAACCATATCAGCAGTTGAATTACCAAAGTTATGTCTAATATTCTCTATAGTAATATTTGTATCTTCTACTGTATCATGTAACAAAGCCGCGGCTATCATTTCTTTACTGCCGTTATAAGACTCGACAATCTTTGCCACTTCTTCAGTGTGAGTAATATAAGGTAAGCCCGTATATTTACGGACTTGACCTTTATGTGCTTCAATGGCAAATTCTTTTGCCTGCTGGATAAAATCGTAATCCATTAACTAATTCCTGTCCACCTTGCTATTGTACCATTATTGGCATCTTCGTAAACATTACCACGTTTAAAATTTGTTGCTGGCATATTATAACTAGCCGCCTTAAGCATATCACCTTCTACAAAGCCTTTAGTAGGAGTTTTAACAATAAAGCCGTTTACACTACCGCCACCAAATGAACTCTTATGTTCTTTTTTAATAAGTTTAATGTACTTTTGACCTTCTTTAATTTCAATTTTCCAATTATCAATAACTTCTTTATGATAACCTGAAAGATCTTTCTTACCATTCGAAGTACACCAATTAATATAGTCTTGCTTCATTGTTTCAGTAACTTGTTCTACTGCTTGTTTAAGTAATATATTCATTTATTTTCTCCTGTTTATTTAACTTACTATTTTATAATAGCATCTTTGCTCTATCTGTCAACCTTTTTAGTCATAAAAAAAGCCTTGATAAACAAGGCTTTAATTAATTTCTTATATTATATAAAGAAAGATTCTGCTTTTTTCCGGGTATCTTCAACAGTTTTTGTAGAAACATCAAGTATTCGTACATAATTAACATCAATAAACTCGTTAACTAATTGGCGTTGTGCATCATCTTTTGAGCTCGCCAGCATGATTGCTTCTTGACTGCGTGGGTCATCATCTATAACATACCGAACTACATACTTATTGTTTGCCATTTGTATTCTCCTATTAATATAACTATTATAATACAGTCTATTAATTCAAATGTCAACTAGAATGTTCGTCTTTTATGCATCTTTATATATGAGTCGTCTGCACTCGTTACTGGTGCTAATAATGTATCTAAAGTTTTTATGTGGGTTTTATCCTTATGTGCGGCTATAATATTTACAACACCACTATTCATAAAGATATTAGTTTTGTTACCTTTATAATTATTTGGATTATAATTTCTAACAGGTAACCAATACAGTTGATAATCTTTTGGTACTAGTTCTTTATATAAAAAATCTATATGCGGTAAACTGTCATTTACTTCAATTAACATACTAGGACGGAATTTTTCTATTGTACTTCTTGCACCTTTTATCACTTCCATTTCATATCCTTCAACATCTATTTTCATAAAGTCAACTTTTACAGGATCTAATTGGTCAATAGTTAACATTTGTGCAGAGTGGTAATTGCCTGGTCTTTTATCTAGTACACTACATTCTCCGTAGTTACCTGGAATATGCGGACTATAAGAACTTATAAAAACTGAAGACATACCATTTCCTACTACGTTATTATATACAGTTACGTTAGTAGAGTTATTGAGATATAAATTTTTTAATAGTAGTTCCCTACTAAACTCATTTGGTTCAAACGAGCTTACACGACCCTGAAAGGCGTGTTTACTGAGCCATATAGTATGTACACCAATATTTGCTCCTACATCTATAATAAAATCTGTTGGTCTAACAATATGTTCCATTATTGTAAACTCTTGTTCACAATACTCACCATACATATCTAAACTCTTACCAATAATAGTATCATTAGTAAAGTAAGAAAACTTTCCGTGTTTACATTGTGCAGTTTGGATACTATTCATCTTTACGTTCTATATCTTCCTCAGTACATTTTTCTCCATACTGTATCTCGATTACTTTTATATCTTCGTTACTAGGATTATTTAACTGATGCCAAGTACCAGGTTCTATGTTTGTGAATTCATGTTTTTGTAATACTTGCTGATGTATTAATCTAGGATCGCTTGGGTGTTCACAATTATTAGCAAGTGGGCCTTCAGTAACTAACCAAAGTTCACTTCTAAGATTGTGTTTTTGATATGACATAGATTTACCAGGTTGTATAACTATTTCTTTAACCTTTACTCCGTCATCTCTATATAAAATTTTATAATATCCCCATGGTCTTTCTGTTTTTGCATTTACCCAAGAAGCAAGGAAATCGCGAGAACCATATTTCTTTTCGTCACCTACATTAAATTTAAACGACACTCTATCTTTAGATGCAAATTGTTTAACTTCAGGTGTTGATTCTTCTACCCGGTCTCCTCCATTGGCAAAAACGATTTCATCATGCGGGTACTCTTTTAGTAAGAGTTCTATGGCATTGGAGGCAGTGCCATCTGAGTCGTCAAAATGGATAACTTCTGAGACCATGTCTAAATGTTTAATAATTTTTGAACGTATTTCTAAACTTTGAAACTCTTTACCTTTTTTATGTCTAAGCCATTCATCACTATTAACCCCAACAATCAGTTTATCACCGAGTTTTTTGGCATCAATAAAATAAGAGATATGTCCGTCGTGTAAGGGGTCAAATCCGCCCGTTACTAGCACAAGTTTCTTCATATTAATACTTATCAGTATTTGGGGGAGTTTCTAGGTATTTGAATAGTCTATTATGGTTCCATCTAGCCATTTAAGTAACAATCCTTTATTGGTTATATAACCAAATTTATCTATTTGCTTTTCGCATGGTTCTGGCATAAAGTTAACTAAATCAAACAAAGTTTTTTCACCGTAATTGTAAACTTCGTTAGTATCTTTATATACAAATGCATTGATAATATTAGTGTTAGGTGCTTTGTATAAAAAGCCATCTCTACAATTAAATCCACTTAGAACTAACATATGAATTAAGTGTGGTATAGTGATTTGATGTGTTGCTTTTTCGTAAACCCGATGATCAGGTTCACCATAGAATGTATTCACTGTAGTTGGAAAACTTAAACAAAGTACTCCTCCTTCAGAACAAAATTTATTCATTTTGTGTAAGAATTTTAATGGGTCAGTTGCTTCTTGTAAAACACTATGAGCCCATATAATATCAAATGTTTTATCAAAGTTACTGTTGTCCCAGTCGCTTTTTAATTTTACTATATTTTCGTGTGCAAACTCTTCGTTCCATTTTGGATCTTTATCTAATGCAGTAACATTAATATTTAATGGTTGTGGATTATCGTCGTCTCCATCATCAGTAGTTGCCCACCAATGTGCATCATGTCCATCTCTACTGCCAACATCTAAAACACTATCAACACTTTCCATTAATTCTGGATATTGATATATTAAGTTTAAGAAATTTAAACTATGTAATCTAGAGTTCGCTGGGTTGCTTAATAGAAAATCCATCGTTTAACATTCCTTTCATAAAGTCTGCTTTTACATCTTCTAACTGACGTTGTGTGTTTTTTATTTTTGTATCAAATATATCTGCTTTAACTTTATTATAACTTCTATTTAAGTCATCTGCTAATTGATCCAATGTATGCTTTTTACGTCTGAACTGTACACACTCTGGACAATCTTCTAACTCTTCTGTTAAAGATTGTATATATTGATTATATTCTTTTGAAAACTTATTGTATTCAAACAGTGTTTCTACTGCTACTTTACTTGTTTTATAATGATACATCTTCCATTCCGGCTGTTCTAAGTTTAACAATATGTCCTAGTTGCCATTGTTTTGCATCTAGTCCTTTCATTATACCTAGCCACTTATTACGCAATAATGCAACTTCGTTGATTAAAGTTTCAAAGTCAACAACTTCATCTTCACCGTCAACATACTTTTCAGCATCACGGCTTGTTAATGCTCTTTGATATCCTTCTAGATATTTCTTAAAATGTTTTCTACGAATTTTTCTTATTTGTATATTAAGGAAATTAAGCACCGCTTCAACTTCTTGAAGTTGATTAAAGCGATGCTCAGTTACTCCTGGTAAAGCACGAATACTTTTTTCTACGATACCATATATACCTACATCTCTTTTTGCTTCTTCGAGTTCTTTCTCAAAGTGTGCAATAAAGTCAGGTAATTTAGATAAATCATGTGTTACTTTACCATACCAACTCATTATTCGTCTCCGTAAGGGTCTTCGTCATCAACTAATTCCTCTTCAGGAATTGCATTACTAACTGCATCTCGAATATGTGTATCTTCTTTACCTAATTCTTTTAATGCTTCGTCACTAACACCTAAGTCAACTAACGCAGATACCCAATGATCCGCCGCAGTTGTTCTATCTTTTGCTGGAATATATTCTTTTAATACATTCCAAATTTCAGGTAACATTTCTTCTTCCATGTAATCCCCTTATTCTTCCGGTACTTCGTCTTCAGACGCCGTTTCGGATATTTCTACTACGCCAGAAGATACATCTTTCATAACAATGTCAAGTTTGTCGCCTGTCCAATTTTTACGAAATTCAATAACTTCTGTCCCATCTTTTGCTTTATATTGTAATCGGTTACCTTGTTTCTTAAGTAAACCGGCTTTTTCAAACAAGTCAACTAATCCACTATATGGATCCATACCTGTTTCGTATGGGATTTTAACTTGTACACCTTCAAAAGGTTTAGAGTAACGTGTTTTCATTACTTTACATCCTGCTCTAATACCTCTTACATCACTTACTTTATTACCGTCAAGATCCTCTTTTAATTTAAGTTTCTTCATAGCAATAACAATACTACTTGCATAGATAAATCCTTGTCCACCTGATATTTTATCATCTGGATCAAACATATCTTGCGATTGATAAGTGTGGTTTGTTGCTACTAGCCCTACATTATAACTACCAAACATATTGACACAGTTTGTTACTAATGCCTTAAGAGCTTTTGCTTTACGACCCATGTCGCCTTTCATGTCACCTGCATCGAACTGATTAAGTTCAGTTGGTGTCATCATCATTCCTAATGAATCAATTACAAATAATACCTTAGGACGTTCTCCGTCTGGCATATCTCTATAATCTTTCATAAATGTACTAATAGTTTTAGCAACATCATCTAACATTGCCATACTTAATTTTAGTAGTTTACTATCACTTGTATCTACACCTAATGCTTTTAACCAAGTTTCATCTAATGCATTTTCACTATCAATTAGTACTACAAATACACCTTGTTCTTGTGCAGATTTAATAACGTTCCCTGATGCAAAATAACTTTTACCTGCACCGGATTCGCCTGCGAATACACTTACTTTTCCTAATGGAAGACCTTTGTTAAAATCTCCACTTACTAGATAATTTAATGCATAACTTCCTGTTGAAATCCAATCAGTCGGATCATTGAAGCCAATGCTTAAACCATCAATACTCTTCGTAATATCTTTACGAAATTTACTCACGTCAAATGGTTTTGCCATATTTTTTCTCTTTCCGTTTAAAAAAAGGAGACGACTATAGCCGCCTCCCTATTATTTTTAATTACTGTTGTCTTGAACGAATCATTGCTAAAATATCTTCAGCACGTTGTCCAGATTCAGCAGGTGCAGTTGTCGTTGCTGTCGCTGATGCAACAGGTGTTGCAACTGCTTCAGTTTTAGCAGGTTCTGAAACAGGAGCCGCCGGAGCAGATGTCTGAGTTGTTTCAGTTGCAGTAGGTGTCGGTGTTGGCGTTGCCGCTGGTGCCGATGTTACTGTTGTACTTGCTTTGTTACCATTATCTGGTAATTGCACTCCTGAAGGACGGAAGTACTGTGAGTACTTCTCCGAATCGTAAGCCTTACCATCAACACTATCTTCAAACATTTGTTTGATAATGCCTAGTTCTGCTTCACTCGGTTTCTTAGGAAGAAAGTCATTTAAGTCATAAAGACCGTAAGTTTCAATGGCTTTCGTTTCATCTTCAGATAGAGCAGTTTCTTTTCTTGCCCAGTTAGAAGTTGAATAATCTGCGTATCCACCTTTACTAGTTTTTACAACACGGAAATCAATACCTTTTGAATAATCAGTAGGTAATTCTTCCATATCAGGATCCATTAAACTTGCTTTAATAATATTAAACAGTTGTGGTCCCATAATAAATCTACGAATTGGATTTTCTGGTGCTTCTTCATCTAGTGCAGAATCACGAACAATTCCTTGAAAAACGTAAGATTTCTTTTTCCAATATTTACGACCCATGTCTTCTAAAGAACTATCTTTAAACCATGGACGTACTTCTGTAAGTATTGGACATGAACCTACTGGTTCCCACATTTCCATACAAGGTACTTGAACAGTAATAGGTTTACTATCAACCTGTCCTTTAATGCCTTGGAACGGTAAACGAATCATTGCTCGTTCGGCCCAGAAAAATGTGTTTTGTGGATTGGAATCCGGAAGGAACCTTAATGTACTACTTGTACCTTCTGCTATATTCCAGTGTGGATAAATTGCGTTGTCGCCGCCGCGGTTTCCGCCTTGTGAGCGGGTGTCTTGTGCTTGTAGTTTCGCACGGATATCAGCCAATGTTGCCATAATGTATGCCTCTCTATTTGCCTATTTAAGTTAATTAATTATTGCCTATGATAGCAATATGTACACCTTCCTGATGTACTGCTAACAATTATACTTATCTTCGAACTCAAAGTCAACCTTTTTTTCTGAATCTGAAATAATTGTTACAACTAGCAGTTCGGAGGGCCTTGCTGTGAACTCACCCCCAACTTTCTAATAGCAGATCACATCTATTTTTTGCAAGGTTTAGATATGAAATTTACTAGAACCACCTCCTCTTAAACCTACCCACTCGGGCGCCTAAAAAGAATTAGTGTGCGTTACCCCTCTGCCGAAGAGTTGTTCCGCCACAAACGCAAAAAGATTATAAGCCTTTTTGTGCTAGTTGTTAATTATTAATATACAGTATAAGGTATCCAAAGTCAACCTTTTTTCTAATCTTTTTTAAATTATTTTATAATTTGCCGTTTTTTCGCATATTAGCACGGATTTTAGTAGCACTAATACTATGCAGTTCTTTACCTAAGTCATGTTCTGTAAACGTATAACCTACGCCTCTACCATAACTTATATCAACAATATTAGGGACTTGCATTACAATATACTCTTTTTGTACTGTAAATCCATGCTTTGCTAGTACCTCATTAATACCTAGTGCAATCGTTGTAAAATCAAAAGGATTATCATCATTTCCCATACCAGCATCAACACCTTCGACATCTCTAACCATTATAGCAACTTGCCCAGTTTGTGCTAATGCACGTTTAAACAATTCAGTGTGTCCGTCGTGCCATGGTTGCCATCTGCCTAACATTTGTGCAGTGGGCTTTTTCAAATCAAACATTATAACCTCTCCGTGGGTTTTCCTTGTTTAACTAACATATAGTTCTGTACGACTTGCCCAAGTTGTGCGTGTGTATCAGTAAACCATTCACGTACATGGTAATTAACTTCACCCGGATCCTCAAACATTCTGTTAGTATCTTCATACTTACCCACTTTAATAGTATTCATCCAAACTGTATAGTCTGGAGCAAATTCTTTTCTTGCTTCTATAGTAGGACAAATAAAATCAGCAACTGCAATTTTACCTGCCATTACTACGCCATCTGCTAAATGTTTCATACGTTGTGCTTGTCTAATTCTTCCTTCAGGACTAAAATCCCAATCATCATATTGTGTGCGTACTACATCGGCGTTAATATGTATTGCACCAATCAATTCTGCGAAAGGCTTTGCTAATGTTGTTTTACCACTTCCAGGTAATCCAAATATTAAAATTTTCATTTTTCTAACTTTCTTATCTGTGACATAAAATATGCTTGTTGCTCTGCGTTTAAATTTTTGTTTATAAACTGTTTAATTAATTCTATATTGTCATATGTGTACTTCTCTACCACATCTTTAGTTAGATTGTATCTATCTAGTAATTCTGCATCATAGTTAAAAAATAAACTTTCATAATCGATAATATTTGTCTTATTTGTTTTAAAACTGTTAACTTCATCTATACGTTGTTTGTATTCGTACTCTAACAACTTTGTATTACTATGTTCTAGTAAGTCGTTTACAAAGTTATCGTATGTGTTTATTGTTGTATTTTTAAGTAACGTTAAAAAACTAATATACCATTGTATTTCTGGTTTAGGTAAAATATAATGTATTTCGTTTATATCTAAATGTTTTTTTAAGAAGATCGGTAACCAGTGCCAAGATAAATTCTCTTCTGTACTATTAAGTAATTTTTGTAAGTTACTGCTATATACATCTTGTCTTATAGTATGTCCTAATTTTAAGTAATGGTTTGCATGAACTTTGTTAAAGAACATTGGTATCCATTTAACTGGACCTTTAACTTGATACTCGTTATTAGGTTTTATTTCACCATCTCCATAGTAGTGTGTCATTACAAAATTACCACTAGCACCTGGTGGCCAAACCCATAACTCTTTTACTTGTTTTTTCATATTGCACCTTTACGGCTACTTGCTAACTTTATTGTTTTATCTAATTCCGACTCTGCTTGTGATATATATTTTGTATTAGCATCTTTTAATAATATTTCTAAAAGTTTACTATCATTTACAGTAGTTTCTACAGGCAATAAGCCTATTTCTTTTTCTATCCAATTTAAATAGTGTACCTTATATAGGTATAACAATTCCTGACTTGCAAAAATTGTTTTATAATTTGAAATTAGATTACCTACTTCTTTCGTAAAATAAGAGGTAGTATGTTTACCCCTTACACGTTCTTGTTGTAATTTTATAATATTGCTATCTCTACCAATTATAACAAATTGTACTTCTGCGTACTTACTTGCTTCTTTTACAAATTTTTTATAATTTGGAATAGTTTCTTTACCATCATCAAAATAAGGACAACTGATACTTGTTACAAAATGAAAACTTTGTTTCCAATTAAACTCATTTAGTTTTAACGGATTTTTCCAATACTCTGCGAAAGGCTCTAAGTCATGCCCTTCCCAATACTTTTCCTGTAAACTGGGCCATGCAAAGATGTTTCTATTTTGTCCTAGTGCTTTACTGAATAGATGATTGCCACTGCCTTGTGGTCCTGTCATTATTGTTAGTATTGGTTTCAATTTCTACCCCATTTAAATAGATTCCATATACGTTCATGTATATAAAATGCAAAAGTATTAAATGTTAATTGTATTATAGCAATAGCACTACTTGTAGCAATATCGCCTAGTATAGCCCAACTTATTAAAAATGTTAGTAGTGTACCAGTTAATCGCCAAGAAATAGTTTTTACTATACTTCTTAGTCTAGTGTCCATACTGTATCGCGTGATCCGTTCTCAATTAATTCTCGTGTTTTATCAGATTTTAATCCTGTAATCTGAATACTTGGTCTTGCGAAATTACTTGCGTTGGCGGTTGCGTGTGGTACATTGGGCCAATCAAATATATGTGCTTCGCCGGCTTTCCAACGTTCATACACACAATTACCATACATATAAAATTGACCAGGCCTCCAGTCTTCTAAGAAGAATGTAATACGGCATATTTTTTCTGGATCATCTATACAACGATCCCATAATTTATCCATATGCAAGTTGAACATCTGTCCAGTTAATTGAGTGTGACAACGGACTTTAAATTCGTTCTGATCTCCAATAACTCCAAAATGTTCTTTCATTTTAGTTAGTACTGGGTAATCTTCTAACTCGTCCAACATATTAGTTAACATAAGTTTTTTAGGGTCGCCGCCGCCTTGTGCAATATCATATTCTTCTTGCTTTAACATTGGTGACTCTTTTGGAGATTCTCCAAAAAACTTTCTTGTTTGCCAATTAATTGCCTTTGTTGATTCTTTGATTAATCTATCTGTTTCGTCTTGCCATAAGGAAGAATTGTCAAATCGTCCTAGAACTTTAAACCATTCACCTTCTTTGTCTTTAATATTATCATCGAAATGATATTCACTGTGTGCAACTGTCCAATCCCAATTACTTTCGTAATCATCTGCAGGTTGCAGAGTTTTATTCCAATTAGTTTGATGTTTCATTTTATGTATAATCCAATCCTTTATCTTTTCTTACTAAACTATTTACAAATATACCTATTGCAATTACAATACATATAAGAAAGATAGGATGATTGTAAATATTAAACAATTCAGTCCATCTAAATCCTTCCATAGAAGTTAAGCCTGGCTTCCATTGTTTGTATCCGTATAATTGTAATGTTCCCCAAAAGTATTCATCAATTTTAAATGCTACAACATATGCAACAAGAATTGCTGGTCTACTAATATTAAAGTGTTTACATACACATCCAATCGCACTTAAAATTGTTAACAGTGCCAAGTCTTCCCAGCCACCTGTGTACTGCATATTTGCATAAACAATTACTGCTAAAATAAATGTTGCATAAATCCAAAAAGGAACTTCTAAGATTTTAAGTATATACTTGTATAAGAAAATACTTAATAATGCTACACCGATAGTACCAAAAATATAACCAAATGCTAAACTGTTTGTAAACTGTAAATCATCTAGTAGACTAGGTGTACCAATTTCCATACCAAAGTACATACAAATTGCCATTACCATAGCCGCAAATGGTGCCGCTGGTATACCAAATAAACAAGCAGGTATCATACTAGATACTTTTTGTGCATTGTTGGCTCCTTCGCAACCTAATAATCCAATTGGGTTACCTGAGCCGAATGGAACCTCTTGTTTTTCTTTATGTGCGGCTTTTGTGGCTCCATACGCCAAAAAGTCTCCTACTGCTCCTCCTACACCTGGTAGTAAACCAGTAACAAAACCAATTATTCCTCCGCGGGCCATATCTTTCCAATTTTTTCTACAATCCCCAAAGCCTTCTTTCAAGCCTTCAAAGTAATTGCCTTCCATTGGTGGTGCCGCTGATTTTAATTTTCTTCTGAATCCATCTAATAATTCTGGGACTCCAAATAGCCCTGATAGTAAAACTACCATGCCAATTCCATTTTGTAAATATTCCCAACCAAATGTTAGTCTAGGATTACTTACAACATCTTCTCCAACCATACCTACTGCTAATCCAAATATGATTGCACAGATACTTAAAAATACATTTTTACTTGCCACAAAACCTACACAGGCTAGGGCCATTGTCATGAAGCCCAGAAACTCTGGACGTCCAAATAATACTATAATCTTCCCATAGTAAGGAAGTAGAAAGAAAGTTAGTGCCGCGAATATAACTCCATTAAATGTAGAGTCAGTAATAGCAATACCCATTGCTCTTGCGGCTTGACCTTTCTTTGCCATAGGATAACCGTCAATAACACAGGCGGCTGTTGTACTTGCACCAGGTATACCAGTAAGAATACTTGTATAACTATCAGCACTGGCACAACTTGCCACGATAGCAGTCAGAAAGACTAACCCCAAATAGGGGTCAGCCATAAAATATGCTCCCATACTAAAGACAGTTATCAGGGCGGTAGTT